TTATGGCTTAGCCCCTGTTCTTTGTTCGTAAAAATCCCCCTCGCCTGTCAGAAGCCAACGGGGAGAAACTTTGTATTCCCGCACAAGATAGGAAAGCCAAGCGGGTTGAAAAATATCCCTTGACATATCTTTTTCAAGACTGTTCAAATTCCAACGATTAATGTCAAATTCACGGGTAAAAGTCTGTTTGCCCCTTATCTTCCCATCATCTTTCAATCTATACAGGGCTTCAAAGAAACGGCGTATTATCTTCTGGCTGTCTTCTGTTTGCATAATTCTTCTGATTTAGCCGTTGCTGCGGCAAATTTCATATTTATTTCTTCTTCTCGTATATTTAGACGTTCCCGCCATGATTGAAGCGTTTCGGGGCTGAAATTGGCATTTTCCCCGTTCCTGACTTGACGTTCAAATAAACGAAGTTCCTCGGGGTTCATCACAGGGATGAAGCGTTCAAGTTCCATGACCTGATAAACGTGTTCAAGTGCTTCACGGCGTAAATCAGCCTGTTTCTTATCATTCAGCATTTCTCCCTGTCCCGTCAAGAACCACCGGGCGTTTATCTCCGGCAAAGCCTCAATAATTGAGACCACGGGCTGCAACCCAAAATCCACACCTTTCAGAAGTTTTGAAAGGTATTGTGGAGACCAGTTCAAAAGTGCGGCAAAAGCGGTCTGTCTCCCTCCGGTCTTATATTTAATAATGTCTTGAAGTCTTCTGTTCATGTCCTTTAGTATTTAGGTATTTTGAAAACACTCTTACCGACCACTCCTATACGGCAACGGCAGAGTTTGCATTCTCTTCCCGGTGGGCATTGATTTTTTTGTTTTCCTGAATCTGCTCTTTCAACATTTCCATCAATTCGTCTATCTGTTTGTCACGGGCTGAAAGGCTTTCCGCTTGTTGCCTGATAATTTCCCAAACATCTTTGGAAACCGTTACCCCGTTGTCTTCACTGTTCAGATTATTAGAAAGGAACATTTCCCCCTCGCCTGATTGAAGCCAAACAAAGTTTATATTTTCATCAAGGGAACAAATTCTTTTCATAAACTTCTCGGAAAGAGGCACTTTTCCCGTAACAACCTGAGAAAATGAGGATTTCGTATATCCAAGTGTCTCAGCCAATGCCCTTTCATTTTCCGCTATTTCCTTGAAAATAAGCCAATTTATCACTTTTTTCAACCGCCTAAGATGTTCCATCTATAAATACAATTATTGTTAAATTATAAATTTTATTTCGATTTGTTCTTTCAAAATAATTACTTTGTTTATATTTGCACCGTCATACAATTTTGTATGCGGACAAATATACGAAATAATAAATAAAATCGGAATAAACTGATAAGTAAATTTTTGATATGGAAAGAATTACGGACAAACTCAAAAAACTTCTCGCCCTCGCAGAACGGGGGTACGGTGGAGAGGCAGAGAACGCCCGCAGGCTGCTTGAAGCGCAACTGAACAAATACGAGTTGACACTTGAAGACCTTCTGAATGAAGGAAAGAAAAGGCGAATATTAAAATACCGTGGAGAAGAAGAACTGAGACTGGTCATTCAGGTTCTCGCATCTGTTCTCGGAAGCAAGAATGAAGTTTTCAATGGTTCGACTTACAATTCATCAAAGAAACAGATTTATATCGAATTGACAGACCTACAGTTTGCCGAAATCTCTGATATGATAGCCTTTTACAAAAGACAGTTCAACAAAGAGAAAAAACGCCTTTTGAAAGACTTGTTTTCAGCCTTTATTCAAAAACATCACCTTTTCGATTGTGACCCAATAGATAAGCCAAATTCCGAAAGTAAGGACATTGACCTTGAAGAACTTTTCCGCATTCTTCAATTATCCCGAAGTATGGAAGACGTGACATACAGAAAAGCAATTTCAAATAAATGACGATATGGAAACAATGATTTTTAAGACACCTTGCCAAACCGAGCGTGAAGCCCGTGACTTGGCTATTTACAACGAGTACAACGCTTTGATTTCCGTTGAAGGACAAAGCAAGACACTCGTAACGGAACATCTGATGAAGAAATACAACATCCACAGCGCAGGAACTATTTACCTGATTCGCCGCCGTGTTGAGAAGAAACTAAAATCACAGGAGGCGAACAATGGCAAGTAAAGAAGCGAACAAAGCCAAATACCAATACAACAAGAAGTACGTCGAATCGTATTGGGAACGGCGGGCACAGTCTCAGAACGGGACTGTAACAGAAAAAAGGATGAAAAGCACTGAGACCGTGAAAACGGGAACCGCAAAAACCACAAAAACCGTGACAGTCAAAGAAACAGAACTTCTTGATTGGCTTCTTCCTGAACCACATGTCACGGAGGTAACGGTCTCCCGGAACGGACAATCTGATGAACAGTATATCAAAGCCCTTGAAACGGCTAATAAGACGATCAATTCAGAGAACGCCCGTCTTCAAAAACTACTGAGCAAATATCAAGCTATCATAGAAACGGGTCTGAAAGCGATAATGTTTGACATAGAAAAATGCAAGTCATTATGAGAAAGAAAATTATTCAATGGGGATTCATGACCGTTCTCTGCCTTTGGGGTATGGTTTCGTTCATACTCATCGCAGGCGATGAAGCTCCCGAAGCACACCTGACATTAGGCGATTTTATATTGATTAAAGCCTTAGCGTTCGCAAGTTTCGCAGGCTGTCTTTTATGCGGCAAATGGCTCTTTAGAAAGGGGCTTCTCCCCGAAATCAACATACAGGAGGATTGAATATGGATATAACTTTGGAACAACTCAGCGAAAAGATAGACAACCTTTCACGGTTGACGCTTATCAGTTCAAAAACAGTTCTTGACTTTGAAGAAACAATTCTGTTCACGGGATTGAGTAAAGGACACCTTTACCGCCTGACAAGTAACCGGCAAATACCGTACTTCAAGAAGAACCGCAAACTATACTTCAAGAAGTCAGAATTGGAAGAATGGATGCTTGAACGGCGCATACCGACAGAAGAAGAAATTCAAAGTCAGGCTACAACATATTTGGCAACCCATAAAATTTAAATCAATCATTTATTAACATTTCAAATTTCATCATTATGGAAAATGACATTATTGAAATCAAACAAGCTGAAATGCTTGCAGGAATTACCCGGTCAGAAATTGACATTCAGATTGCCACGGCGAAGCAATATCCCCGTGACCTGAACACAGTCTTGAACAAAATCGCAACCTATGCAACAATGGATAGGGAAACGGCAGAAGACTGTTTCTATGTTCTTAGGAGAAAGGACGCTAACGGGAATGACAACACCATTGAGGGGCTTTCTATCCGTATGGCAGAAATCATCGCAGGGGCTTGGGGAAACCTGAGAGTTCAGACCCGTATCATCGGGAATGACGGGCGTAAAATCACGGCTCAGGCTGTCTGCCATGACCTTGAAACAAACTTCGCCGTATGCAAGACCGTTGACCGCCGGATAACAACGAAAACGGGCAAAACATACAGTGACGATATGCAGGTTGTGACAGGCAACGCCGCCGCTTCAATCGCTTTCAGAAACGCAGTCTTGGCAGTCATACCGAAAGCCGTTACAAAACGTGTCATTAATGAAGTGAAACAGGTTGCACTCGGTCAGGCGATTGACGTTGAGACATCACGCAAGAACTGTTTGGCAAACTTCGCTAAAGCGGGAGTAACAGAAGCCATGATTTGCCAATATCTCGGAATCAAGGCTATCGCCGATATAGACAAAGAACGTCTGTTTGAACTTAGAGCCACTTGGAACGCCATCAGAGAGGGAACGACAACAGTTCAAGAAACTTTCGTGAAACCCGCCCTCGAAGCAAAAGCACAAGAAGTATCCGACAAAAAGACTGCATCAGCAGCGGACAAGGCGGCAGCGGCTATCGCTCAAGCAACGGGAGAAATACCCGCCAATGTTGACCCTGAAACGGGTGAAATCAAAGAAGAGAAATTAAAGAAATCATCAACATCTAAAAAATAAACATTATGAATAATGAATTTATCAAAGTAAAAAGAGACGATTTACAAGGACTTTACCAAGTATTAACCAATTACCCGGCAATCTCAAAAGAACAGGTTCAGAACGAAATGCACAAGGTTTTCGGGGAGGAAACGTTCAAGCCGAAAGACATCATGGAACGTGTGAAAACCTTTGAAGACGCTTGCCGTGAACTTGGAGAAGACCACCCATTTGTAAGGTCATATAACGGTTATGCAAACAATATCCACGAAAATAATAAGAACGATACAGACATACTTGCGTACCTCAAACTACGTATTATCTGCGCCGCCTTGAACGAGGGCTGGGAACCTCAATTCACAGAGGATGAATGGCGTTATTATCCTTGGTTCACTCTTTGGACGGAAGATGAACTTTCAGAGAAGTCAGATGAATGGAAAACCGACCGACACCTTATATCAACAGGCGAATATCAAACAGACTATGCGGGTCTCGTTTCTGCGTATTCGTATTACTCCCCCTCGGCTGCGAATGCGGCTGTCGGTTCTCGCCTTTGCTTAAAGAGCGACACGCTCGCCGTTTACTGCGGGAAACAATTCATCAACATCTGGGCAGACTTCTGTCTTATCCGCAAATAAGTAACAACAAAAGTTTAACATTCAAATATCAACAGTTTATGGAAACTAAAAATAACAGCGAATTTCTATCAAAAGTCAACGCATTTCAGAAAGAAACACAAGAGTTCATCAAAAAGTCGGAAGGTAAACACGCCGTAATTATCATCGCCTCTGAACCTGACAAAAACGGGGAGGGCTCCAATCAAACCGGGTCCATCATGGGAAATGAAGAAGAAGCCGTTTACGCTTTAGCCGGATTCATGAGACAACCGCAAGGACGTGAGTTGTTAAAACGGGCTGCCGCTTTAAGTATGGCTGAATCTTTAATGAAAGCAGTATTGAACGTAAAATAACAGGAGGAAAGAAAATGAGTTACACAATTATCAGACCGAAAGACCGTAACGAATGGCTTGAATGCAGAAAGTCAGGTATAGGCAGCAGCGAGGTTGCTACCATTCTCGGGTTGAACCCGTGGGAAACCCCTTATCAACTTTGGAGACGTAAGATTGGTCTTGACGAACCAAAGACAGAGACCTTCGCAATGAAAGCGGGTCATTATCTTGAAGACGCTGTTGCGCAATTTTGGCATGACGATACGGGACGTGAAATAATCAAGTCATCAGCCGGAGACTGGCTGATAAGAAACAACGAACGCCCATATCTACAGGTCAGCCCTGACCGTACATATTGGCTCGCAGGAGAAAAGAAGAACGCTTCAAACAAAGGTGTTTTGGAATGTAAGACCACTCAAATGCAAATCTCTGCTGACGATCTTCCGAAACATTGGTTCTGTCAGGTTCAGTATCAACTCGGGGTTGCTGAATTGAAAGAAGGAAGTTTGGCTTGGCTCTGTTCAGGACGTGAGTTCGGATATAAAGACCTGTCTTTTGTTCCTGACTTCTACGCATGGATAGTTGAAGAAGTTGAAAAGTTTTGGCATGACAACATTCAGGGAAAGAAAGAACCCGAAGCGACATCGGTTCAGGACATCTTGCTGAAATTCAACCGCCACACGGACGGAAAAATCGTTGAAGTGAATGACGCTATTTTCTCAGACTATGAACGTTTGAAAGAAGTCAAGAAAGAATTAGCGAAACTTGACGAAATGAAAAGTGAATTGGAAGAGCGTATCAAACTTGGTTTCGGAGACGCAGAAGCTATCAGCTACGGGGGACAGACACTCGCCACATGGAAAGCCCCGAAACCGACAATGAAGTTTGACGATAAGGCTTTCAAGGCTGCGCATCCGGATATGGTCAAAGAGTTCACAAAAGAGGTTCAAGGGGCACGCCGCTTCCTGTTAAAATAAGGTTCAATCAACAAAGAAAGGTCAGACAGTTATGTATATCATTTCAAACAAGCAAATGGAAGATATAATCAGCTATATCGAAGCATGGAAAGACGGGGTTCAAGTTGAAGAAAAAGACACCCGGACGTACAACAAGGTTCGTCTCGCCAATATCCTTGTGAAGAAATTGAAAGCGAAACAGCCGCTTTCAAAGCCTGAACTTTCTAAGAACCTTAAAAAATTCATTTGAATTAAAGTGATTACATTATAATCATTTATCTTTGCAATAACCAAAATGAGAGAACAGTTTAAAAACAAATACAGACTCCGTACATGGGTTGAATATCCGAAAGGTTTTCAAACGCTTGCTGTTATGCGTGGTTAGCCCTAAATACGGAGTTTTAATTCAGATATGATAACACTCAGAGAAAACCAAATAAAGCCGATAAACAAGGCTATTCAGTTTTTCACGGAGAAGAAACCGAAGCCGAGTTTGATTGTTCTTCCAACCGCTTGGGGAAAGTCAATCTTGACGGCTTTTGTCGCAAAGAACAGCAACGACAAAATGATTGTTCTTCAACCCTCAAAAGAGTTGTTGGAACAGAATTATTTGAAATATTGCTCGTTATGTGGGGATTTCACCTTGAATGCGGGTATTTACAGCGCGAGTTTCGGGCGTAAAGACATCGCACAGATAACTTACGCCACGATAGGCTCAATCAAAAATCTCGGGGCTAATTTCAAGTCTCTCGGCTTCACTAAAATGCTGATAGACGAAGCGCACCTTTATCCCCGTGAAGCGGACAGCATGTTAGGACGTTTCTTGAAAGAAAGCGGTATCACTCACGTTCTCGGAATCACGGCTACCCCCGTGAAACTGCAAACGAACCGGGACAAAGACGGGGAAAACTTTTCAAAACTTGTCATGCTGACCTCCCGTTCAAAAAAAGGAAACTTCTTCAAAGAAATCATTCACGTTGGGCAGGTCTCGGAAATGGTTCGTCTCGGTTTTTGGTCTCCGCTTCAATATGAGACAACCGGCTTCGACAGCAGCCTCCTTGTCTTCAACACTTCAAAGTCTGAATACACGGAGGACAGTGTTCAGCGGGCGTATGACGCAAACGGGGGGACTGAACAAATCGTTCAAGCCCTTGACAGACATTCAGACCGCCGCCATATTCTTGTCTTCGTGCCATCTGTTGAAGACGCTATAACACTATCAAAGAAATACCCCAATTCTGCCGTGATTTACGGGGAAATGGACAAGACCGAACGTTCTCAGGTCATCACACGTTTCAGAGCGGGCGAAATACGGGTCATATTCAACGTAAGAGTGCTTTCAACGGGCTTTGACTATACAGGTATCGACTGTATCGTTTTAGGCGTTTCTACAGCTTCTATCGCCTTGTATTATCAGATTATCGGACGTGCCACACGTATTGACCCTGAGAAAACGGACGCTTTGATTGTTGACCTCGGAGGTAACGTTGAACGTTTCGGGCGTGTTGAAGACATCACGTTTGAGCAGGGAAAACTATGGCGAATGTTCGGAACGGGCGGACGGCTCCTGTCAGGCATACCCATTTCAGACATAGGTCATTATACCCGTGAAGATACACGGGCGATTGACGCACGGGCAGAAGCCCCTATTGAAATCATGCCATTCGGCAAATACAAGGGGAACAGAATATCGGACATCCCCCTTGATTACCGTCAATGGATGATACGCACTTTTAAATGGAGTTCCAATAATGAAAAACTCCGCAAATCAATTTTAGCAACTCTCTAAAGTTATCAGGCTATGGCAAGACCTAAAAAAGAAACCGTTGATTATTTCCCGCATTTCGTTAAGGGCGGGCGCACGATCTTCATTCTTGAAAACAAGTTCGGGAATGACGGATATGCGTTTTGGTTCAAAGTTCTTGAGATTCTCGGGGAAAGTGAGGGGCATTTTTATGATTGTTCTAACGCTTCAAATTGGGAGTTCTTTCTTGCCAAAACCCGTGTTACGGAAGACACGGCGAAAGACATCATCAAAGTTCTTATAAATCTCGGTAAAATAGACGCCGAATTATGGAATGAACACCGTGTTCTATGGATTGAAAATTTTGTCAGAAACCTTTCAGAAGTTTACAGAACCCGACACACGGATTTACCTAAAAAGCCCTATTTTAAGGATAAAAAACAGCCTGAACAAACGGTTTTCCCAGAGAAAACACAACCGGAAGACACGTTTTCTACGGGAAAAACCACCAAAGAAGAGGAGAGTAAAGAAAAGGAGAGCAAAGAAAAATATCCTTATCAGGATATATGCGCCCTGTGGAACTCAACCTGTGTTTCTCTGCCAAAAGTTCAAAAACTCAATGACAACAGGCGAACAAAAATAAAATGCCGCTGTGATGAATGGGGTAAGACCCGTGAGGCTTGGTTACAGACCGCAGAAGACATCTTCAAGCGTGTTCAGGCTTCCGACTTCCTGACCGGACGGCAATCCAACAAAACAACTTGGCGGGCAAGTTTTGATTGGCTTTTTGAAAACGGCTCAAACTGGGTAAAGGTTCAGGAGGGCAACTATGAAAACGAGAAAGGCGGGCGGGTTCATCAGAGCGGGGCGAAAATAGACAAGGTTGAACTCGGTGTCGGTGAGTTTTACGATAACACGGGACGCAGGACATACGGGTCAGGCAAAGCAACAATACCGCCATCAGCCCCACCCCGCCCGTCTGACAGACACGCTTGGAATAGTTCAACAAACACATGGATTTTATTATGAAAATGAATTGGGAAAAATACGGAATCAAAGCTCCTTACGGGCGTTCCGGCAACAAAAAAGTATTCTGTCCCCAATGCCATGACCAACGTCACGACAAGAGGGACAAAAGTCTTTCAATCAACCTTGAAACAGGCGAGTTCAACTGTCATTACTGCGGCTTTTCGGGTTGCGCTGCCGAAAAAGAACCGTGGGAACAGGATAAGCCGTGGAACAACACAGCCCCGATACGAAGACAGAAACCCGTTTACAAGAAACCCGCTCCACGTCAGGATTCTTCTTCAATCTCGGGCAAAGCCCTTGAATGGTTCAGAGGGCGTGGTATCAGTGAAAAGACCCTGACAGCAATGAAAGTAACCGAGGGGTATGAATGGATGCCACAGAAGAACGGAAAAGCGAATACGGTTCAGTTCAATTACTATCGAAACGGAGAACTTGTCAACACGAAATTCAGAACGGGAGACAAGTGTTTCAAACTCTGTTCAGGGGCAGAACTTCTTCCCTATGGGATTGACAATATCAAAGGGACAAAAGAATGCATCATAACAGAGGGAGAAATAGACGCTTTGTCTTTCTTTGAATGCGGACGGACAGACGTTGTTAGCGTCCCGAACGGGGCAAACTCAAACCTTGACTACCTCGATGACTATCTCGAAGAATACTTTGATGACAAAGAGACAATATACATCGCATCCGACACGGACACGAAAGGCGTTGTTCTGAAAGAAGAACTGATTAGACGTTTCGGGGCTGAACGCTGCCGGATCATTGAATACGGGGACGGCTGTAAGGACGCCAACGAACATCTGCAGAAGTACGGGCGTGAAAGTCTTCTGAAATGTATCGCTGATGCTCCCGAGATAAAGATTGAGGGTGTTTTCACGCTGTCAGACTTTGAACAATCCCTTGACGCTCTGTTTGAGCATGGCTTGCAGAAAGGGGTAACAATCGGGCATGACAACTTCGACCGATTGTGCTCTTTTGAAACAAAGCGTCTGTGTATCATAACAGGGGTTCCGAGTTCGGGTAAATCCGAATTTATTGACGAAATCGCTGAACGGCTGAATATCCGCTACGGCTGGCGTTTCGCTTATTTCAGCCCGGAAAACGCTCCGTTGGAATATCACGCTTCAAAACTGATTGAAAAGTTCACGGGAAAACAGTTTAACAAAGAACACCTGACATACGGGGAGTATAAGCAAGTGAAACAACACATTGAAACAAATTTCTTCTTCATATCCCCCAAAAGCGATTTCAGGGTTGACGCTATTCTCGAAAGGGCAAAATTCCTTGTCAGACGTAAAGGGATTAAAGTTCTTGTTATTGACCCGTATAACAGGCTTGAAGATGAAAGCGAGGGTAAGAACGAGACAAAATACATATCAAAGCTGCTTGACAAACTGACGAATTTCGCACAACAACATGACGTGCTGGTTATCCTTATGGCGCATCCGACAAAGATGCAGAAGAACAAAGACGGAGAGCCTGAGATACCATCCCTTTACGACATCAGCGGTTCAGCGAACTTCAACAACAAGGCTGATTTCGGTATTGTCGTTCACAGGAACCGAATTGAAAACACGGTTGAAATCTATGTGAAGAAAGTGAAGTTCAAACACCTCGGAGAGTGTGGAATGGCTCTGTTTAAATACAACCTGAACAACGGGCGTTACTGCCCCTTTGTCAACGGTACAGAACCCGTTTGGGACAACAGTAACCATTTACAGGAAGAAATGAAAAGGCGTGAACAAGAAGCCTTTGAAGCCTCTCAATTCAATTGGGATGACTTTCAACCCTCCGATGAAGAATGTCCGTTTTAATCATTAACAGTAAACAATTATGAGATACGCACTTAGAAAGCAAGATAAAATAGCATCCACTTTGGGTGACGATTATTTGAAAAATCATATCATCAAGAGCCTTGATTATTATTTTGGCAAATGCAGCAATGAACGCATTAAAGATGATATTTCACAAGAGGAATATGTAAGCCGGACAGGTGAGAATTATCCTATTTTGAGAATTAATGACCTTGCAGATGGCAACGCAATGTTGGAGTTTGCTGTTATCGGTCAGCAATATGATATTTTGAAACTTGCCTTCTTAGGCAGAATGAAAGGGTAATAACATGAAGCCGAAAGAATTTTTTGACGCTGTTGTCCGAATGAGAGAAAAGCAGCAAGAATATTTCAAAACAAAGACAAGTTCAGCCCTGACAGAAAGCAAGAGACTTGAACGGGTCATTGATGACGAAATAGAGAGAGTTCAAAGAATTATCCACGAAAGACAGAACCCGAAGTTATGGCAAGATTAGACATTGAAAGGCAAAAACGACTTGAACCCACACGCATTGAATATGCTGTCAGTCGCATTCAGGAACTCGGCTTTGAGATTGTTCAACGTGACAACACTCAGATACAGTTCATTCACAAAGGACAATCAGTGATGTTCTTCCCGCACAGCGGATGGGCGACAGGAAAAAGCATAAAGGACGGGCGGGGTCTTGAAAGACTTCTTAAACAGTTGAGACCATGAGACCAAAAGGAAACGGCTTGATTCCGCTTCATGATGACAAGACACAAGAACAGGGCTTCTTCTGTATGAAGTTGGTCGAGTTCCTGAATACAGAAGCCGAAATGGGAACTGATGAATACAAGCAGCTTTGGGAAGAACGATTTACAGCCGCAAAAAACGGTTGTTGCTCTTACAAAGAACGCTGCCCGATATATGAAAGAACGGTCAAGAACAGACCTGTACAACTGAATTTATTCACTTATAAAAACTGATATAAACATGAAAATGAGAAAAGTAGTATTAGATGAAAACATTATTCCCCCAATAACACACCCGTGGGGAAAAGTCTGGATTCAACCCAATCCCAAGGATATTATTTTAGATGATGAATATGCGGTTATGAAACAAAAAGACTTTGACCTTTTAGCCGATTATACAGCATCAGAACCAACGGGGAAATACAACGGAAAAATGTGGAAAGGAGAATTTAACACTGCTTCCGGAAGGAAATGGTATCTCTGTTGGTGTCATGATGAAAACTCCGTTTCACAAGAAATTTACATTTCTTATCGTGAAATTTTAATAATACAATAATTTCAAATCAACATGAATATAAGAAAACAGAAAAAACAAATTCCGGCTGAGTTCCGGAAACAAATGTACGAGAATTACAAAGCCAATATGACTTTATACGGTAAACCAATCCTCCCGTACAAACAATGGCTGAAAGACGTGTTTAACACTAAAATACCAACAAAATGAAAAAGATTATCATTATTTCAATCGCACTATTAGCCCTGACAGCGTGCGAATCAAAACAAGTTGAAGAAGTCAAGGCGAGTTCTAACCAATCATACCCCGTTGAAAAACTGTTCACGGTTGACGACATCACGGTTTACCGTTTCAGGGACAATGACCGTTACGTTTACTTCACAAACAGAACGGGCGATGTTCAATACAGTTATCAGAAGCGGGTCGGAAAAGCAACGAGAACAATCAGGGTTCAAACAGTGTGCAACGATGAACAAGAATTTAAAAATCAGTGAAGTCAGAGCCTTTCTCGCGTCCGCTTCAAGGCAGTTTGAGCGTGAGAACATCTTTCTCCATAATGTCCGTTTCAAGCGTGACGAAAAGACGGGAGAAGTGATTGACATCATTATGAGTTATGAACAGAAAGACAATGAAAAGGAGGGCTACAAATGAAAGACAGTTTGGATGATGTTTGTGACCGTCTTCAAGAAAATCTTGGTCTCCTTGATGAAGCAATCAAAGAGTTAAAGGAGGCTTTGATAAACGCTCAGGAAGCTTTAGGAATGTCTGTCGCTGAGATTGAACGGGCTATCGAACAAATATCAAGGCTCGGGGCTGAATGTCTGATGGCGCAAGTTATTGAACACAGCTTGGAATATGAACTGAAAAAAATAAGCCTTGAAGATTATGAAATCTGTCCTGAACCAGCAGAGCGTGAACCGTACCCACCATACAGGGAACGGCTGCACCCCCGAAAACATTGGCAACGGAAACCCTATTGGCTCAGAACCCGGAGCAACCCGAAGAAAAAAGGGTATCACTAAACCCGGAAGCCTGAACACAAATGAAGTGAACGAATTACGAAAATGAATATTTAATCGAATAAAAGACAATAAATTATGGGTAATTTTTCAATCAAAGAAGACCTCCTGAAACTGAAAGGGGCATTCATAACAAACTTCAAAGGACGCACGGAAACAAAACGCTGTCTTGTCATCCCGGTTGATGACAGCGGACTTTATGTCGGAGAAAAAGGCGTTTACCTGAACCTGACAGCCATAGAAATGGAGAACCCGCAGTTCAAGGAAACCCACTGTATAAAACAGTCACTTGACAAGGAAATATACGAATCCCTGTCAGAAGAACAGAGGCAAGCCCTCCCAATAATCGGCGGCATGAAACCACTTGTGAAGAAAGCCGCCCCACAGATGAACGTCAACTCAACCTTTGACGGAGCGCAAGCTGTCGAAAACGAAGATGATCTGCCGTTCTGATGAAATGAACAAATACATGGCTAAAATTCACAGGCGAAGGGGAGCAATCCCCTTTCTCTTTTCCCAAAGCCTCAAATACGCCCTAAATTCACGTTAAAACATGAAAGAGAATAAAAGTATCACGAAAACAAAGAAAAGCCGACAGACAGCGGCAAAACAGCCTGTCCGTGATGTTTTCACGGTCATTTGTAAGACAGACTTAAAAGTAGAATGCGTTAAGGAGTTCAAGTTTCATCCCGTCAGAAAGTGGCGGTTTGATTACGCTATACCCGAACATAAAATCGCTCTTGAAGTTGAAGGAGGCGTTTGGACGGGTGGGCGGCACACTTCCCCTAAAGGTTTTCTCGGGGATATTGAGAAATACAATACTGCCACGCTTATGGGATGGCGTGTGTTCAGAACAACGCCTGATGACTTGTACAAGAAAAAGACCCTTGATTTGATAAAAACTGCCATTTCAGGGTAATTTGCCCCCGAAAAAGCCCCTTTTTTGCTCTAAAGTGATTACAATATAATCGTTTTTGTCTAATTTTGTGCTTACAATATAATCATAAAACAAAAAAACGATTATGAATACAGAAACAGTTCATCTTTCACAAATTCAGGTTAATGGGGCAAACCCTCGTATAATCAAGGACGACAAGTTTGAGAAGCTAATCAAATCGATTCTGATTCTCCCGAAGATGCTTGAACTTCGCCCGATAGTAGTTGACAACACGTTCACGGTTCTTGGCGGCAATATGCGTCTTCGGGCTTTGTCTGCTATCGCTGAAATGTCCCCCGCTGAAATAGACACCCGGCTCGGAAAGTGTTCAGGCTATGCACAGAAGACAGAAGCGGAACGAGACCTTTTGCGTAATCATTGGGAAAAGTGGCTTGACAACCCGACCGCCCATGTCATAAAAGCTTCTGAACTGTCAGACACAGAACAGCGGGAATTTATCATCAAAGACAACGTGGGATATGGAGAATGGGATATGGAAGCTCTCGCCAATGAATGGGACACGGAAGAGCTTGTTGATTGGGGCTTAGACCTGTGGGAAGAAAACAAGTCAAGCGAAAACACAGACAGTTCTCCACGTCCGAACAGCGCACCCGAATCATCATTGTTTGACCGCTTTGTCGTTCCCCCGTTCTCTATACTTGACACCCGAAAGGGTTATTGGCAAGACCGAAAAAAGAAGTGGTATGACATTATCGGGGATATGGGAGAAAGCCGCAATGATACACTTGTGACAAGCCTTGAAATCAAGTATAAAGACTTGTATCAAAGAACCCGTGAGCACAGAAAAGAACTTGGCATTTCATTCAAAGAGTACATCGAAAAGTACGTTCCGAAAGAAGACCTTGAACGGGAACAGTCGAAAATCGTTGCTCAGGGCGTTTCAATCCTTGACCCTGTTATGGCTGAAATCGTATGCCGTTGGTTCGGATTCAAGAACTGTCAGACGTTTGACTGTTTCGCTGGCGATAGCGTTTTCGGCTTTGTTTCCGCTTATCTCGGCAACCAATTCACAGGCATTGAACTAAGAGAACAGCAAGCCAATCTGAACAACGAGCGTGTGGCTGAAATGACCGCCCGTTATATTTGCGATGACGGTCAGAACGTGGCAAAACACATTGAGCCTGAAAGCCAAGACCTTCTGTTCAGTTGCCCGCCGTACTTTGACCTTGAAGTTTATTCAGACCTCCCGAATGACGCAAGCAATCAGGGAAGCTATGAAGACTTCATTCAGATTTTAAGAAATGCTTTCACGGCGGCTGTCGGCTGCTTGAAGAAGAACCGTTTTGCCGTCATCTGTGTGGGCGATGTACGTGACCGGAAGACAGGCTTTTATTATGACTTTTGCGGCGACATCAAGCGGATATTCCGTGAAGCGGGCGTTCTCCTGTATAACGAAATCGTCCTTGTTGAACAGACCGCATCAACAGCCCTAAGAGCCGCCCGATACATGGAGACAAGAAAGGTCGCAAAGACACACCAACATATCCTTGTATTCTTCAAGGGAAACCCGAAAGACATCAAGAAAGAATACCCGAAAATTGAGTACACAGATGAAGACATGGTTCAGTTTGAAGCCACTGAAACTTCTTCTGAAAATGAAACCACCGAAAATGATTGATTATGCAAGCTAAAATTTGGAACCATGCTCAATGGGTCAAAGAAACAGACCCGAAAGCCCTACGGAAGATGTTTGATGAACTTCTCCAACAGTCAGGGTTCAATGTTCTGAGTTGCACAGAACATCATTTCAGCCCGCAGGGATACACGGCGTTGTGGCTTCTTTCTGAGAGCCATTTCGCTGTTCACACGTTCCCCGAGTTCGGGAAATCATATATCGAATTATCAAGCTGCAACCTTGAATTTTATCTGAAATTCCTATCAATGACAAAAGAACTATGAGCAAAGCACAGGAAAAGAAAAGAAACCAATTGAAACAAGCCCGCCTTGAAATCGTGGCGGGTATGTACAAGCGGGGCTACAGCCTCAGAAAAATTCAATCAGAAGTCGTGAAACGGCTTGAACTGTCTTCTTATTCCCTCGCAACGGTTCATAAAGACGTTCAAACGCTCCTTGAAGAATGGCGGGAAAACAGGATTGAGGACATGGACGCTGCACTGACACTTGAACTTGAACGCATTGACGAAACTTGCCGTGAACTATGGGAGCAATGGGAAAAGTCAAAGACTGACTACAATAAGACACAACGCAAGCAGAAAGGCTCTCCCGCCCGTGACAATGAAACGGGACAAACAGCAATCAGGACGTATCAGACTGAAAGAACTGAAACGGAAGTCATCATGCTGGGAGACCCGTCTTACATCGCCGAAATCAGAAAACAACTTGAAGAACGGCGTAAACTTCTCGGTCTTTATGCCCCTGAAAAGAAGAATATCAGTGGGGATGTGTCTTTTGCCTCCTTGCTGATTGAAAGTGGCATGTTGGATGAAGCCGAAACGCAGACTGAAGACGAATAAGCCCGATTGCGCCCGAATACGGCTTCAAAATCTATCAATCGTATAAAGTTACCATTTGAAAACGAAAGCCCGGCACAGGGCGAATCAGCAAAAAATAACTCAATGAAGAAACAGAACAAAGATAATATTATCCGCAAGAAAGGTCTTGAACTGATGAACCTATGGCGGGCAGACTGGAACAGGTTTGTCCGTGAAGCCCTCGGAGTGACCCTTGACAAAGAACAACAAGAAATACTGTCAAGCGTTCAACACAACAGGCGAACATCGGTTGCGTCCGGCACAGCACGTGGGAAAGACTTTGTGGCGGCTTGTGCCGCTATCTGTTTCTTGTACCTCACTCCCCGTTGGAGAAAGAACAGCCTGGGAGAAATAGAACTTGTAGAAAATACTAAAGTCGCTTTGACAGCCCCGACAGACCGACAAGTGAAAAACATCATGATGCCTGAGATTAGCCGCCTTTTCAACAGGGCAAAAGCCCGTGGTGTTGAACTTATCGGCAAACTGAACGCCTACGACATAAGAACAAACAACGATGAATGGTTCCTGACAGGCTTCAAGGCTGATGAACACAACCATGAAGCGTGGTCAGGTTTCCACGCCGTTCATACAATGTTCGTCATCACAGAGGCAACAGGTATAGGGGATGACACATTTGCCGCCATTGAGGGAAACCTGCAGGGCGATAGCCGTATTCTGATTGTCTTCAACCCCAACACGACAGTAGGATACGCAGCCAAATCTCAGAAAGGCGACCGCTGGCACAAATATCGTCTGAACAGCCTGACAGCCCCTAACATCGTTAACAAAAAGACCATTATTCCCGGTCAGGTTGACTATGATTGGGTATTGGATAAACTTGAAAACTGGTGTACAAGGATAAGCCCTGATGAAGTCAGGTCAGAAATGGATGACTTTGAGTTTGACGGGCAATGGTATCGCCCGGAAGACCTGTTCAGAAAGAAAGTTCTCGGTCTGTTCCCGAAAGTTGATGAAGACACGCTTATTCCCCCGCAATGGCTTGAAGAAGCGCATGAACGTTGGAGGCAAGCCAACGGGCATGAACCGCTTCGGGCTGACCTCAATATTCTCGGGGTTGACGTGGCGGGAATGGGGCGTGATTCCTCCTGTTACGTTCTTCGCCGTGACAACTGGGTCGCTTCTTTTGACGCTCACAACTCAGGTGGAAGCGCAGACCACATGAAAGTGGCAGGTAAAATCATGGTAACCCGCCGCCGCAACATCGAGTTGTTTGTAAGCATCGACACAATCGGCGAAGGAGCGGGCGTTTATAGCCGTTGTGTTGAACTTGAAGAAGAACCACAGTACATCATAAGCTGCAAATACTCAGAGGGGGCAAAAACACCTAACGGACGTGAACTGACAGACCTGACGGGGCAATATAAGTTTGTCAATATGCGGGCGTATCTGTTCTGGGCTGTCCGTGATTGGTTGAACCCGAAGAACAATACAGGAGCCATGCTACCGCCTGATGACAAGTTTGACGAAGAAGCCACAGAAATAAAATGGTCTTTCCGCTCTGACGGTAAAATTCTTATTGAACCGAAAGAAGACATTAAAGACCGCCTCGGGCGAAGCCCTGATAAGTTTGACGCTTTGGCTAACACGTTCTACCCTGTTCGGAACGCAAGACCTATCAACGTGAACAGAATTGCGAAAATGATACGGAGATAATAAACAGAATGTTCAATTCAAAAAATATCAAAAAATGACAATCGAAGAAATTTTAAATTCGGACATGACGGCAGAACAGAAGATTGCCGCCCTGAGTGAAAAGACCGTGAACGTCCCTGTTTGGGGCGGTAGAAAAGGGCTTGAAATGGAGTATAACCCGAAGTTTCACCCCGTCATGGATAGACAGAAATACCCGGACATAGTGAATGAAGACGGCATTCAACCCGTGACCCGCATTGCGCTTGGTTTTCAGAAACTCGCATCAAAGAGAATGACAGAACTTGTAACGGCTATACCCATCAAACGTGTATTCAAGCCTGAGAACGACAAGCAAAAAGAAGTGGCGACATTCATAACAAGCGTCCTCGACAAAAACCGAATTGACAGTGTTGACATAGACCGTGTGAACAGGTTCTTTGCAGGTTGCGAGATAATGACCCTATGGTACGCCATTGAACAAGAAAACACGCTTTACGGGAGAAAAAGCCCCTTGAAGATTCGCTGCCGTACGTTCTCCCCTATGCTCGGGGATGACCTTTACCCGTTATTTGATGAATATGGCGACATGATAGCGATGTCGGTAGGCTACCAACGCAAGAAAGGGCGAAAGACCGTGAAGTTCTTTGACGCATACACGGCAAACAAGCATATCAAATGGTCTTCCGAAAGCGGTTCATGGCAGGAAGTTGAGAATGAAGATATAACACTTTTGAAAATCCCTGCCATTTACACTTGTCGCCCTTTCCCGATTTGGGAATTCACGTCAGATACAGTTTACGAAATCGAATGGTCTTTGAGCCGTAACGGTAACTATATTCGTGAGAACTCAAAACCCCTGTTCTGTGTCTTCGCTGATGAAGCTATAAACTACGGCGATGAAAAAAGCCCTGATAAAGAGGCACGTGCCGTTATGCAATTCCCCAAAGGAAGCACGGCGGGGTACGTCACTTGGCAACAAGCAGTTGAAAACCTGAAATTTCATGTTTCAGAGTTGAGAAACCTCTATTTCACAATGCTTCAACTTCCTGATTGGTCTTACGAAAAAATGTCCCAAGTCGCCTTGTCAGGAGAGAGCCGGAAACAACTGTTCATTGACGCACAACTGAAAGTCAACGATGAAAAAGGACCGCTGATTGAGTTCTTCGACCGTGAAGTGAACGTAATCAAGGCTTACGCAAAGATAGTCTTCGGGGACAGCTACGCCGCCGACATTGACGCTCTGAAAGCCGAAATCATCGTTACCCCGTTCACTATCTCAGACGAAAAGGATGACATCAACAACCTGATGACAGCCAACGGTGGCAAGCCTCTTATGTCCCAGCGTGAATCCATTGAACGATACGGGCAATCTGATGACGTTGACAAGACGCTACAAGAAATCAAGGAGGAAGAAGCCCTTGACAGTTTCAATATGACGGAATAACAAGAAAGAGGGAACTATGGCAATATCAAGAAGAAGACAACCGCCAAAGACAAAAGAACCACCGAAGTATCAATGTCGAGATTGCGGAAACAGTTATGACTGGCATGAGATAGGCGCAAACGGGAAACCGTTCATGTGCCGTTGCCCGTTCTACACGGACGGCAAATTCTGTCGCTTTCTCTCAGACCCTCAGTGCGAACATTTCATCAAACGGGAGGTAAACAATGGCAAGGCTGAATAAATGGGAACGTCAACACCTGAAAGACTTGTCAGCCCTTGACAAGCGCATAGAACTGATTTACGAGACTGCTGTCAAGGAAGCTGCACGCATTGGTGCGACCATAGGCGATTTTAACCCCGACAGGCTTTTTTCTTTCAGCGACTATCCAATTACACGCAAAAGAATAGAAAAGCTGTTGTCGGGGCTAAAAAGCGGGTTGTCGGCGGCGATAGTCAACGGCATAAACTCCGCTTGGACGCTATCAAACAACAAGAACAACGAACTCGCCCGTCAGGTCTTCGGGGATAACGTGGGGAAACTCTCTCAGGCTCAATACCGCCGTTATTTCTCAACGAACGATGAAGCCCGTGAAGCGTTCATTCAGAGAAAGACAAACGGGCTGAACCTCTCTGATCGTGTATGGAACTATACGAACCAGTTCAAGGAGGAAATAGAACTCGGGCTTGATGTCTGTTTGAGAAACGGCGTATCTGCCGAGGACATGACAAAAGAACTGCGTCAATACCTGAAATTCCCCGACAAACTGTTCAGACGTGTCAGGGATGAACACGGGGTTTTGCAGCTATCCAAGCGTGCGGCGGCTTTTCATCCCGGTCAGGGTGTTTACCGTTCTTCATTCAAGAACGCCCGCCGCCTTGCCGCCACGGAAACAAACATCGCCTATCGCACGGCTGACTATACCCGTTGGCAAGACCTTGATTTCGTTGTCGGGATTGAAATCAAGCTGAGTAACAACCATACTTTGAACGGTATTGAGTTCACGGACATTTGCGATAAACTGAAAGGGCTTTACCCGAAAGCGTTCAAGTTCACGGGGTGGCATCCACACTGCAAATGTTATGCCGTGACTATATTGAAGACCGAAGAAGAAATGGCAAAAGACAACCGCCGCATCATGGCTGGGGAAGAACCTGTTCAGGGAAGCATGAATGAAGTCAAAGACGTTCCCGCCAGCTTCAAACAATGGCTTGAAGACAATGAAGAACGGGCGAAACGTCTGTCTTCTGTTCCGTACTTCATCCGTGATAACGTGAAGTTCATCCCTGAAAGGTTCATTCAGAATATGGGAACACTGAAAGGCGGTCAGGATGCGGGGCTTATTGAAAACCTGAAAGAAGCCTTTCTGAAACTCAAAGACCCGAACTATATCACGGGCAAAGAAGTTCAGAATACGATTAAAACCTTTGCACAGAACAACCCCGATTTATTCCTCGGTGGGCTGACAGATGTCGTGATAACACGGGCGAAAGGTGTAAGTTTCTTCATGGCGAACTCCCGGTCTTACCTGACCTCCACGGGGGCTTATGATATGGCGGGAAACACAATCAAGATTGCTAACCGGGAATTCCGGCTTGTCAGTGGCGAAACATTCAACCCGCTTGAAGAAGTCAAGGGAGCTTTAAAAGCCATATCCACGGGTGTTGATATGACATTCAAACAAGAATACGCCCTTGAAAGCCTATGGCATGAAATACGCCACGCACAAGCTGTCGGCTGGAAAGATTTGAAAAAGAAAACAAAACTGAAAAGCGATACAATGGAAACCATCAATCAGTTCTGCGCCCGTCATTCATATAGCGGCTTCGTGAAAAGTCTCGGAGGAAAAACGGTTCATGTTAAAGAAATCATTGAACAGGGTTATGGCTATGGAAATTATGTTTCTAACTTCCATAGTCTGTTGAAGCATATAAACGTCACACAGGCAGAAGCGCACGCCCATTTCAAAGACATCATTCTGAAAACCCCGTATGAAGAGATTCAAATGGAAATCGTGAAGTTTGTTCAGGCGAAAGGGAAATACGACATCATACAAGCGTACAACATCGTAGAATACATGATTAACAAAAAAACTAATGTATTTGTTAAATATTTGCAACAAATGAAATGATTTTACGGGTGTGTTATCAAGCGATAAAAATCCCATTTCAAATCGGGCGGCAATTTATTAGCGTACATTGTCGCCCGTTTCATGTCACCCCGTTCATGCATCAACTTGGCTAACCCCAAATTTGCGCTATCTTCGTCATTGAAAAGCAAATAATGCTCCTTGTCGGGTATTCCGATATTCTCCCGTTCTTTGTCTGTTATGTTATAATCAAAAACTGTTTCCATACTCTGAGCTGTTAAGTTATTTTCTCCGAATTTGACGTACAAACGCTTTACTTTCCAAATTGGTGTAAGTCTTCACGTTCTGAATTATCGCCCGGCATTCGGGCGCATTTAAAGCCGTTCAAGAATATCTAAGAACTCCTGCTTTGAAATACCGATGTTTCTCAGATTGTTACGGATGATAAACTCAGGAATAGGATTTACATGGGTCTGAATGATAACGGGGCGTGTCATCCCCTCTTTTATCCATGCCTCGTGCCCACCTTTTGTCCGGGTCTTTGACAATCCAAGCCGTTCAAGAACAGTACGAAACTCGGCTATTGTGATATTTGCCAACGTTCTCATGCCAAAGCGGGGATTCTTGCGGGTGCAACAACACGTTCAAAACTCAAATTACTTCCCAATAGTTTTTTCATCTCGGGTTTCTTCATAAGAACCGTAAATGCGGGCGGTAAAATGCTCTTTTTGCGGAATTTCCAACCATGCGCCAACAAGTCATCATGGAGCGTTCCTGTTTCAACACAACATTCAACATGAAGTTGAAACATTTCATAAAAAGAACTTATCGCATCATTGTAAGTTTCGGCACAAGTCGATAAGTCGAGAGCCGGACAATAGGCGATATAATTCCCATCTTCCCTAAAGATGTAAAATTCCAAAGAAAAGCGGTATTCAGTAGCCGCATTATCTTTCGCTTCTGCTTTTAAAATCAATTTATTAGCCATAATATTTAAAATTTATTTATTAACATGATACACTACTCGTATGCTGTTCAAACGTTCTTGAAACAAAACATCTTCACGCATTTTCCGTATATTGAACCTTGTTTGCAAGCTTAACAATGGTTCAACTTCAACCCCCAGCGCAGCCTCAAACAACAACGCCGTTTTCTCTGTCAAGGGACGGCGACCATTCAAAATCTCATTCAATGCAGAATACGCAATTCCCATTTGCTCCGCTAATTTACACTGCGAAATCCCTCTGTATTCTATTTCTTCTTTCAAAATCACCCCCGGATGCGTAGGGAACGCAGGTTCAAGATTGTTTGCTATCATTTTAGGGTCAACCCCTTGTATTGTTGTCATCATACAATTCGGTTTATATAACGATTTTACTTCTGTCATTGCAAAGATAATCATTTTACTATTATCTTCACGAATTTTGCGAAGATTATTTTTGAAAGCCTCAAACGGGTAAACCGAATATAATGATTACAACATAATCATAAGCACCTCTGATTTACCCGTTTTTAGCCCCGTAGTTGAATTTTCATCTATCAATCAAGGCAAGTATCCACCCAACAAAAAACAAAGCCTTAAACAGCCTTATTTGCGCTTTTCTGCGATTTGCTATGAATCGCCTCTTGACTTATCCCACAGCGTTTCCCGTTATACGGCGTACCATTAGGGAGCCCGATGTTATACAAGCGATTGACTTTGCAGCCGATTTGCTCCGCCGTGAAGACCTCATAAATCGCCGCAAGTGACGTGAAGAAGAACTCAGTTCTTTCGTCATCATTCAGGGGTGGTTCTTTGAACTGTACTCGGTAAATTGTCTTTTTCTCTTTCGCCATAGTCTTTTTCTGTTTAACGCCCCAAACCTTGTGTCAGGCGAACCTATCCAAAAATCGGCGTGTGCGCCTGACCCGTCAGGGTCTTTTTTATACTACGTTAGTAGTATTTTTTCTATATTCTTTTCTTTACTCTCCTCTTACGCGCGCGCTGTATTGAGTTTTATCGAAGAAAACATTTAATCAAACAGGGTTTTCTACGAGAAAACCTATATTATCTCGTAGAAAACCTTATTTTCCAAGTTTCATTTAAAAAGTTCTTCAACCCCATAAAAAGCCGACTTCCGTCTGATTGTTTTCGCTGTCTCAACACCCCATATCCGGGCAACAAGCCTGATAGCTTCTATATCCCCGTCAAAGGCAATGCAACATTCATGGTTATTGTATTCATAGCAATAAACCTCCTGCGGGTCACATTCATTCTTTATTCGGGCTTCCATGTCTTCGTAAAACTTGAATAGGCGTTCTATACCGTCTTTTGTGCCATAGCCTCCTGCGCCGAAACTGTAAATCTTCTCCCCGTCATTCAAAGGGCGTATTCCTTTCATACCTCTTGCGAATGATTCATTACCGAAAGCGAAGAAGCAATCGTATTTCTTCACGTCAACCGAATCACGCTCATTACAGAGGGATTTATAACGTCCCAAAGTCCGGGCGTTCTTCCATGTCATTAAACAATCATTTTCAATATCTTCATTGAACTCAAATTTCTTTTCGTCTGTTATCATTGTCTCTCAGTCATTAAGCCCGACACGGGGCTTTTACGGCTCTCTGTCGGGCGGGTTAAACATCATGTCAACTATTCAAAATCGGGATAAGTCATTTTAATAGGCATATCAGGCTCTCCCTCAAAGTCGTTATTGCAAGCTGAATATAATTCAGGCGTATCGCTCCCGAGCGTAATGTCTTTCCATAATCTCCCGTTAGTGTCTCTGTAAACGGGTCTGTCCCAACTGTCAACCCCAATAAATGTCAAATCGGTCTTTTTCATTTTCTGTTCTTATATTTAAGCCCGTGAACCCGTTTTCCTGACAGGTTCACAGGGGTTGGTTATTTTATGCGGTTACTTTCACACGATTGAGAAGTGCCCCTGAAATTTCATGTAATTCCCGGCTTCTTTCGGGGGTCAGTTCTCGGGCGTGAGCCGTGATTGCCTGAGTGAGCTTCCAAAGGGTTGAACCTCCCTGAACACCGTCTTCGGGGTCATTGCGCATCAAAATCTTTTCAACTTCCTTGCTTTCCTGTTTCAGAAGACTTCCGTTCTTTGTCAGATTTTTCAACTCGTGTTCAAAATCAACGTCAATTTCAGAAGCCCCCTGTATCTCGTAGGCTTTCTTCATCAGGTTATCTTTCCCGAATAGCCCTTTTGTCAGGTCTTTGACCGCTGAAACAGTGGTCTTCGTGTCAAGTTCATACGTCCGTTGTGACAGCTTCAAATTATCAGGCAATTTAGAACCTAAATGAACCTGTTTCATCACACTTTCACGAACCATGCCATTAAGACAAGCCCCGTTCAAAAGAAACGCCCGCATATCAACAGCCCCGTCCCCGTAGTCAGAAGTAGAGAAACGTGCTCCCGCAAATATGACAACATCGCCATTTTTCGCTGTCGGGATAACAAGCGGCTGTGGCAGGATTGTTTCTGCCCATACTTTCGTGTCGTTCATATAGGCATCTGAAATAACAGCCCCCTGCCGGCTCGCCTCCTGAACAAAGGCGGTCAGGATTTCAACGCTGTTCAAACGGCGATAACTGTCAGAGAGAACGCCCCGAACCTGTTCCCCTACGGTTCTGACAAGAACACGGCTTCTTTCCGTCCAACCGCTGTGCTCATTCAGAATTTCGGCGGCAAGGTTTTTAGCCCATTCAGCCCCTTGCGAAAGCTGTCGAAGATAACGCTGGGGCACTCCCATTCTGTCGGCAAGCTGACCTATAGCGTTATCATGGAGCGTAAACTGACCGTCAGGCATATTCATTATCAGTTTTTCACCCCCGTTGAATGTTATCACGGGGCTGTGGTCTTTCTGTTTCAGATTTACCCCTATCGGAGCTACATAATCCTGCGCTATCTTACCCTCGTTGATAAGGCGTTCCATCGCCGCTTGAACCCCAACGGCTTTGCCGTCAATCATTCTTTGAACCTTGTTGATTACAACATCATTCAACCCCTGCTGCAGGGTCTTTTCATTTGTTACTGTTATCGCTTCCATTTTCTGAAAAAATTATATGGTTAATACTGAATTGATTTTTCTAAATACTCCTTTGCTTCTTCAAACAAGGCGGCTTCTGTCAAGTCTTCCGAACTTGGTTCAAAGCCTGACATATAAGCTGCTTCGATGATTTCTTTCATGATTCAAAGATTTATAAATTCAACGTTTGGGAAATTCTTCAAAACTTTTGCTTTCAAGTCTTCAATTTGGCGGTCACCATTGCAAACCCGTTCTTCGTAAGGGGTCTGATGCTTGTAAGTTTTATAATATGCAACGGGCTTTTCGCAATTGCGCATTTCCTCTCTGTTATTGAAAACTGAAACGGCTGTTCCGTATTTCCCGTGATGTCTCGGAATGTTGTAGTGAAACCTTGCTATCATAATTCCGTCCTCCTGATTATTTAATATAAAATGAAAATTTGATACCTCTGCGGAGTTTGCATACGCATACATCTTCAACGTTATTGAAAGCCCGTTTCAAAAGTTTATTGAACATTTCAACGCCGATCAGAGCGATAGCCCCTGAAACGCCAACCAATTTGTGAACCTTGTTTCCCTTGCCGTCAATGCCTGAAACCTTAATTCTGAAATTACGGTTGATTTCTCTTGTGCTGTATGCTAAACTCACTGTCTTCATATTTCTGCTTTTTTGAGATTTAAAAGTGATTACATCTTAATCACGTTGCAAATATAAGTGAAGTATTTTGGAAATAATCAACTATTTCCGAGGAAAATTTAACTACACAGTTTATTTTAACCCCTCTTAACTCCATAAACGCAGTATTTAACTCCACTTTCAGGCAAACAAAAAAATAAACGTGATTTATAGCACAAAAAACATAAACAAGCAAGAAAAATCGAATATTTTCTGATTATATTGTAATCACATTTAAAATAAAACCATACCTTTGTTGCTGTAAACTTATCAGTTAAACAATATTTCATTATGAGACAACAAATTTTAGATGCGCTGAAAGCCAAATTTTCGGGGGTCAGCGAAAAGATTTTAGGCAGGATAGCCGACAAGTTGGCGAAGACTGCAACAACCGCTGAACAAGTGACAACCGCCGTTGAGGGGGTCACGTTCCAGCAAGTTCTTGAAAGCTACGGTGACAGCCGTGCGACAGAAGCCCAACAGACAGCCGTGCACAACTATGAAACCAAACACGGTCTGAAAGACGGGCAAAAGATTGATAACGGGAGCGGTTCTCAGGGAGGAACGCAAACCGTTCAGACACCACCCGCAGGAGGCGAGCAAGTTCCGGCTTGGGCACAAACTCTTATCGACAGCAACAAAAAGTTAGAAGAGCGTTTGAACAAAATGGATGGCGACCGCACAACCGCAACCCGCAAACAACAACTTTCCACAATCATTGAAAAATTACCTGAAAATCTCAGAAAAGCTTACGAGCGCACACCTGTTGACGGTCTGACTGATGAACAGTTCAACACGCTTGTCAGCGAAGTTACTTCCGAGGTGGACGGCATTGTAAATGACACACGGGCAAAGGGGGCTGTTTTCGGAAGACCTGCCGCACAGAACGGCGGTTCATCAAGTCAAGGGAACGAACTGACAAAAGAGCAAATAGAGGCTATATCGCACCGTGATAACAAGCCCGCTGACGGTCAGCCGTTCTAATGTTTAACATTCAAAATTCATTCGAAAAATGGGAATGACAGTAACACGCAGGAAAGACACACGTACCTCACGTGTTTTCATGCACAAAGTAGCGGATATTCGCGGCGGTGTTTCAGTCAAGGTTTCTGAACTCAGCGGCGATTTTCTGAACGAGGGCGCAGTTTTGAGCGCACCCGATAACGGTCTTTGTCATGTTGTGAAGATTGCCGTTCTGTCGGCAGAAGCGACAGCCGAAGCAACCGACATCAAGGTGAAAAAAGGTCACAATTTCAAAGTGGGCGATTTCATTATGGCTGATGAAGGAGGCAAGGCTTACGCTATCACATCTATCACAACCACAGAGAAAACCTATGACACAATCAAAGTTGGGACAACTCTCGGCGTGAAGATTGGGAAAGGCGGCTTTATTATTGAAGCGGCAGCGGAATCGGAAGCGGAAACCTCAAAACTGAAATACACCCCGCTTTCACTTGTCGGAACAGGCAAGCCCATCGTGCAAAACTCAAACCTTGACACCGACGCTTGGCTTATTGGCGTGACAAAGGGCAACCCACTTCCTGAATGCGTGATGAAACACCTCAAAGGTATCATAAACTATTAATCGTAAGTAATTTATGGGAACTATTGTAAATACAATGATTCAGGGTTTGACCGAACAAATGGTTCAAGCCCGTCTGAACTCGGCTGACGCTTCGGGCTTCCTTTTCGGGAAACACTTCCCCGTCAAGAAAGTCAACGGCTTCAACTGGAAAACCTTAACGAACCAGCTTGAAAAGAAGAATGTCGCCGCCGATCTGCATACCGATAACGGAACTATCATGCGTAAACGCCGCCCGATATTCGAGAGCGCACGTGGAGATATTCCGTTTATCTCTATCAGCCGTGAACTTTCACGTTCTGAAATCAAAGATTATCAAACGGCTTTGGCTTTCGCTCAGGATGAAGATGCAACCAAACTTGTTGAGTATTGGGGAAACGATGTTGACTTCTGTTTCAACGGCGTTCAGTCGGAGGAAGAATACATTGCATGGAAACTTGCATCAAACGCTGGTGTGCTTAAATTCACGACCACCACGAACGCAACCTACGCAAATGAATTTGACCTTGACTATGACGTGGATGATGAAATGAAAACCAAATCATCCGTTGATTGGAGCAATAAGTCAACTGCTGACATTATCGGCGACTTTGCTAAATATGTGAAATTGGGTAAGGATCATAACCTGAACTTGAAGTTCGCTTTCATCAACTTGGATGAACTGTATAAAATCTGTTCTGCGGAACAAATTATTAAACAGTGCGCCTCTTTCGCCGCTAACGCCCTCGGTATCTCTCAAACACCTGACTTGGCTGCTGTTAATTCCATGCTCGCAAAACAAGCATGGCTGAACGGTATTCAACTGCGTGTTATTGACCAAACCATTACCCGTGAATTTTCAGACGGTTCACAGACTTCTGGCAACCCGTTTGAGAACAGCCGTATGATTTTGTCAGAAAGTGAAATTCTCGGTTCTACGCAGTATGACATTCTTCAAGAAAACGAAGAAACAATTCTGAGAGCCGTTCGTGCCCATACAGTCGTGAAGAAGTACGGTACGATTGAGCCTAAGAGCGAGGTTACAATCGGTCAGGCTGACGCTATCCCCGTATTTGATACGGCTTACCGTAACATCTACGTAAGAACGGACGCACAAGATTGGGATTAAAAACGGTTTGACCTATGGCAAAAGTTATCGAAGCATTGAAAGGGCTGAACTCGTACCCCATTCCTCTCCGCACGCTCGTTGAAACGGCGGAGAAACGGGGGCTGAACCTTGACACGGAAACGACTGCGGAAATCCTGAAAGGAAAGGCATACAACCTTGCCGCCGCAGACATCTTTCTGTGGCTGTCTTTCGCTCCTGACGTGTCTCAGGGCGGTCAGTCCTATTCATTCACGGACGAACAGAGAACGCAACTCCGCAATCATGCCAAAGCCTTGTACAAAGACTTTGACGATGACAGCGGCAGCGCAAACAAACCTATTTACGGATATAAAGGCTCCCGGCTATGATTATTCAAAACGGAACAATCGAATTCAAGACAAAGACAGCGGGCGGGATTGACCCTGAAACGGGTTATCCCATCAAGCCGTCTTCCGTGGCATGGAGCGAATCTGTTCCATGTCAATTCAAGGCGAAGAAGTTCAACCAACTCGGAATTATCAAAGGGGAACACTTCACTGTGGCTTCCTATGAAATCCTGATTGAAGAACAGCCCGTACCCTCAGAGCAGCTACGCTTGAAAGACCTGTCAGGAAAAGAGATTGGCACGTTTTCAATCATTCAAGCAGAACCGCTTGAAGCCGTGTGCGAAGTAAGAATTTTGGTCTAAAGCGATTTGCGGCTGTATGTCGGCTTTGCTTTTTCAACCCGGTCAAACATACCAATAAGAAAAGCAAACGCCACATACGCCAATTTCGCAAAAAATAACTGAGAAGAATATGCCTATCACACAACTAACTCCAATGTCGGAGATTGACAGATACACGGAACAGCAGCTTGAAAGGCTGAAACAAGTTCTTATCCGAAACCTGATGTATATCGGGGAGACAGTCTTGAACAGGGCACGTTCAACCAATTCTTACAAAGACCGCACGGGCAACCTGAGAAGTTCAATCGGCTATGTTATCACGGTTGACGGGCGAATAATCCATTCATCCAGCTTCCAAACCGTGAAACAAGGCAAGGACGGTTCTTCAAAGGGGGCAGCGTATGTGAAAAGCCTCGCAAGAAAATTCCCGCAGGGGATTTGCCTAATTGTCGTGGCTGGTATGAACTACGCTTCTTATGTGTCCGCAAAAGGGCTTGACGTTCTTGACAGTTCAGAACTTCTTGCCGAGCGTCTTGTACCGCAAATGTTGAAGCAACTCGGATTTCATTAAACAGAATTTATATGGCTAAGACTTCAAAACAGATTCAAGGGGATGTATACCGACTACTGAAAGACAGCGTTCTTTCGGGAATGATTTCAGGCAAGGTTTACAGAAGTGGTTACCGCCCCCGTGACAGTAACAGAGAAGATGCGGTGGTAATCTTCACAACAGGCTTGCCTGATGAAATTCAGACAGGTGTCGTTACCGTGAACATCTATGTACCCGATACTGACTTGTACGGAAACGGGGTTCTTGTTGAAGACGGTCAACGGACAGAAGAAATTGAGCGTCTCGCCAATGATTGGGTCAACAGCCTGACCGCCGATAAGTCCTGTTATAAATTCAGGCTTCAACAGACCATTTACACGGAGGCTGAACCTGACATCAATCAGCATTTCATCGTTGTGAAACTTCATTATGATTTTTTCGGCAGCGATGATGCGCCTCTGAATATTAAATCAATGTCAAATATTTAAAACAAATAAGCTATGTCAATTTTATCATGGGGTAAATGTAAAATCGAAACAACTCCGTCTGTTGATGGTGCACCCGGCGCATCAGCCCAATGGAAAGCAATCGACACCCCCAAAGAAGACACCACGAAAATCACGCCCACGGCAGGAACAGAAAAGACCGCTACGGAAGAGGGCGGCGAACTCGTTGATGTGCGTTACGGGAAAAACACCTATACATTTGAATTTGACTTGTTTGTCAAAAAAGGCATGCAACGCCCGTTTGAAGACAATGACGGATTGATTACGGGAGAACATGCTTTCCGCATCATTCCTGAAGACGAAGAATGCGAGGGTGCACAGATTGACCGTTCTGCAGTCCGTTGTGATGAAAGTTATTCAACTGCTGATGGTAAGATGCTTCATTACGTTGCAAAATGTCTGAAACCCAAAACAGGCAAGACCGTGAAACCCTACACGAAAACGAACGAGGCAAAAGCGTGATAACAAAACTTTCAGCGGGGTTGATATGCTGGTTTATCCACCGTGAAGCCTGAACACCTTTCCCGGTTGCATGTCGGTTCGATTCCGACCCCCGTCTCTAATCATTATTAAAAAATTTGGCAGATATGAATACTACAATAGAACAAATGGTCGCTGAAACCGTCCTTGAAAAGCCTCTTGAAGTAAAGGTAGGCGAAAAGACATATCAGGTTGCGCCCGCAAGCACAGCAACAATTATTCTCGTATCAGAAGCCATTTCACAGCTTCCCAATATTGAGCTTGACACGGAAAAAGTCGTTGAAGAAACTTTGTCCGTAGCAAAAGACTGCCGCATTCTCGGCGATATAGCGGCTATTCTAATTCTCGGTGCAAAGAACATCATTGAGAAAAAGAAAGTTCAGCAAATTAAAGAAAAACGGTATCTGTGCGGGCTTATTCGCCACCCTCACACGATTGAGGTTGAGATTACCATTGACAAAAAAACGGAACTTGCAAAAGAACTCCTTGAAGATGTCTCCCCAAGAGAACTGAACCAGATTGTAAGCCAAATATTATCAAAAATGCAGATTGCCGATTTTTTCGGGCTTACCACTTTCCTGACAGAACTCAATCTTCTTCATCCGAGGAAAGTGGAGAATTGAACGACAGCATTTGGGCTGTCATTGGCGGTTTTGCGAAAGGATATAATCTGACCTTTGATTATGTCCTACATAACATAAGCTATACGAACATGATAATGTACGGGGCAATTCTCCCAACATACGACAAGGGGAAAAATGACGGGAAAAAGGATGAAGAACAAAAGGTCATCAAGGTTGATGACCCGAGAAACAAAGAAGAAGTAATGAGATTTTTTGAAACCTGTGATTAAAGGAAAAAATGATGAACAATGACGGTGGAAGACTGAATTATGGTGTCGGGCTTGACAACTCCCAGTTAAGGGTAGGTGCATCCGAATCACGGCGTTTGCTTCAAGGCATAGGGCAGACAGCAGTCGATGAGGGCGCAAGGATTGACGATTCATTCAAAAAAATTGGCAAGACCGTTGCCGGAGTGTTTGCTATCTCTCAAATCAAAGACTTCATAACCCATGTTGCGTCCGTTCGTGGAGAGTTCCAACAACTTGAAATAGCATTCAAGACCATGCTTGGTTCTGCGGGACAGGCTGATGTACTGATGTCACAACTTATCAGAACAGCAGCCATAACCCCATTCGGTATGACTGACATCGGGCAGGCTGCGAAACAGCTTCTTGCCTATGGCGTTGCGGCAAATGACGTAAACGACACGTTAATACGTCTTGGAGACATCGCTGCAGGGCTTTCTATACCCATCAATGACCTTGCCTATCTGTACGGTACGACAATGGTTCAGGGACGTTTGTACACACAAGACCTGAACCAATTCTTGGGGCGGGGTATTCCTTTAATGGAAGAACTCGCAAAACAGTTTGGTGTGGCTGAAAATCAGGTTAAACAGCTTGTTGAGGACGGAAAGGTCGGCTTCCCCGAGGTTCAAAAAGCCATTGAGAATCTGACGAACGAAGGCAGTAAATTCGGCGGTCTTATGGAAGCTCAGTCAAAGACTATCACAGGACAGATTTCAAACATCGAAGACGCCCTCGACACAATGTTCAATGCCATAGGACAGTCTCAGGAAGGGGTAATAAACACATCTCTCGATCTTGTATCAACCCTGATTGAGAACTGGGAAACGGTTGGAAATATCCTTTTGACTATTATCGCAACATACGGGGCTTATAGAGCCGCCGTTATAGCTGTTGCCGCCGCCCATAGGCTGATGGCTATTTGGCAAAGTGTTCAGGCTTTCTTATCCCTGACAACCACCATACGTTCAGCCAAAGACGCCATGATACTTTTCAACATGGCAGTAAAAGCAAATCCACTCGGTTTGGTTTTGTCTGTTCTCGCCGCCGCCGTAACAGCGTTCCTTGCTTTCAGAAAGTCAACGAACGAAGCCGCTGACGCTTTGAAAAAAGAGCGTGAAGAAGCCGAAGCGTTCAACAAACAGGTTAGCGAATCAGCGGGAAAAGCCATTTCAACGTATAAACGTCTTCAAGACGAATACAAAAAATGTAAGTCTGCACATGAAAAGCGTGAGTGGATAAAAGAAAGTCAAGCTAAGTTCAAGGATTTAGGTATTGCTGTCAACAGTGTCAATGACGCTGAAAACATCTTTGTCAAGAACACTTCCTTGATGATGAAAGCGTTTCAGAAACGTGCGGAAGCCGCCGCATGGCAATCACGTCTTGACGAATCCTATGCAAAAAGGGTTGAACGTCAAATGGCACTTGAAGACCAAATGGATAAGATTCAGGCGGGAAGCAAAGTGCCGGGATATTCACACACAACACAGGGAGGCTACGAATATGTTGACCGTAACGGAGAATGGGTTTACACGGAAGCGGGTGCAAAGAAAGCCCGTGAAGTATTCAAACAGACAATCGCCAATGACCCCGTTTTAAACGAGATTGACGCTCGTATAAACAAGTATTCAGAAAAGATGACCTCTGTTTCATCTGACTTTCAAAAACTGTTTGAACAGGCAGGTACAAGCCAGAAGACAACACAGGAAAAGAACGAGGAAAAAAGGCAGGCTAAGGAACAGCAGAAAATCGCCGATGAAACAGCCCAACGTACAGCTAAAATCAAAGAGTATTCAACAAAAGTTTCAGAAGCCGTTTCACAAGCTGAAATAGACATTCGTCAGGCTCAAATTAACGAACTTGAAGACGGTTATGAAAAGACCGTTGCACAAGTTCAGTTAAACTATGACCGTCTTATCGCAGAGAACAAGAAACGGGCACAAAAAATGATTGAAGACCTGAAAGATAAAAAAGTGCTTGAATGGCTCAATCAGAACCCCAAAGCAACAAAAGAACAGGAACTTGAATACCGTGCGTCCCTGAACCTGACTACCGCCGACCTGTCTTCCGAGCAACAAGCGATGTTAAAGTCTTACGAAAAGGTTGCGCAGGAAATCAAAGTCAAGGGAAACAAACAAGCCCTTGACGATATGATGAAAGACATTCTGACCTATGAACAGCAACGTCTAAAAATAACAGAGGAATACGAGAAAAAACGTGAAAGCCTCTATGAAACAGATAAAGACGGCAACAAGAAACTCCGCAAGGGTGTCACACAAGAAAACGTGGACGAACTGAACCGTGCCGAACAGGAAGCCTATAAAGGCATAGACGAACAGTTCGCACAACGTGAAGAAACGTATCAGGCATGGTGCGATGAAATTGCGGAACTAACCCTTAAACAATTGAAGAATGTCTTAGCAGAGGCAGAAAAGGAACTTGCCGAACTTGAAAAGAACGGCGGGTCTTCTGATAAAATCGCTGTTGCCCGTGCCAAAGTCACAACAGCCAAAAAGAATGTTGAGAAAGCACAGGCAAAAAATGATATAAACCCCGGCAAACGCTCAATCAAAGAATGGGAAGACTTGTATAAGACACTCCAAGAATGTGAACGAGAGTTTGAGAGTATCGGCGACACGGTCAGCGGCGTTGCAGGCGAAATCATTTCAACAGCTGGCAGTATTATGACCGCTTCCCTGTCAATGATAAATGGTATTGTTCAGCTTGTGAATATGTCATCCACAGGTATCCAAGGAACAGCGACAGCGGCGGCAACAGCCATTCAAACAGTTGAAAAGGCTTCTGTTATTCTGACTATCATATCGGCTGCGATGTCAATAGCCATGCAGATTGTGAACCTATTCAACAATGATGACAAGAAGCAAGAAGAAATTGAAGCCCTGCAGGATAGAATAGACCAACTCCAATGGGAACTTGACAACGCAGATATTGTACGGTTACAAGAAAATAGCGGGAAAGCGGTTGAACGTGTGAAGCGGGCTTTATCTGAGACTTACAAAGAACTTTTGAGAAATAAAATTGCTGTCAATGACGTAGCGGGGGCTTGGCGGCTTTTGTTCAGTAACGTTTCAAACAATGCAACACTGCTTCAAAAGACCGCAGAAAAACTCGCCACAGCGTATACAAATATCGCTTACACGGCTGACAAGGCTCTCGGGGGTGAGAAATACAGTAACGCCCAAGAACAACTCAAAAACCTTGCGCAACAACAGATTCTTATTCAAGAGCAAATCAGGAATGAAGAAGACAAAAAGAAAACAGACCACGGCAAGATTGATGAATGGAACAGAAAAATCGAAGAACTCGGTGCACAGGCTGTCGCTATCATCAATGACATGGTGGAGGATATTATCGGTGGTTCAAGTTCCGATATCGCCAAAGAACTCGGAAACGCTTTTTTTGAAGCGTTTCAAGCAGGAGAAGATTACGCCGAGGCATGGGGCGATAAAGTCAAAGACATCGTGGCAGACGTGATGAAAAGAATGTTGGTTTCTAAGTTCCTTGAAGAACCTCTCGGAGAGATATTTGACAAGTACAAGGCAAAATGGTTTAAAGACGGTCAGTTTGTAGGTCTTGACACAGTTATTCAATCCATGAGTGGTTTTGCTTCTGACCTGAACGCTGTGGGGACTGATTTCGCCAAGATATGGGAAACTCTGCCTGATAATGTCAAATCAATGTTTGAAGTCACGGCAGACGCAACCCGTGAAGCCTCGCAAAAAGGTATCGCCACTGCCTCGCAAGAAAGCGTTAATGAACTGAACGGACGTGCGACAGCCATTCAGGGACACACGTATTCAATCGCCGAGAACACGAAAATAATACTTTCTGTCGTGAACATGATTTTGCAGTCAGTCTTGAATATTGAGAGACACACCGAGAACATGGCAGGACGCATTGAAAGCATTGAAAGTTCAATCAAAGAAACAAAAGATACAGTTAATGATTTCGCCTTGAAAGGCATAAAAATGATATAGTTATGGAAGAAATTATCAGACAAGTTTACGCCCAATGGAGGTTAGCCAAAGAGCAAGCCCGGCAAGAATGCGATAGCCGTTCCTTGCCAAATATGGCGGAGAAATACCGCAAGTGCAATATGTTCAAAGGGACGGAAGATTTACAAAGCCTAATACATCTGTTCACAAGCCCACAGGGTATGGAGTTTTGTATCAAATACCGTTTCCCGAATATAGCGACTTTCCGGCTGTTTAAGCCGTTCAATCCCGAGAAGTACGGCGTTTATATTGATGCAGGGGAAATCACACTGAAAAACCCTGAAAAAGCGGTTCTGATCGGGCGTACAAGCGCAACGATAAACTGTGACACACTTGAACGCCATGAAGTCTTTCTTCTTCATGGGGCTAAGGCGTTCATCAACGCTTCGGGCTGGGCGGTTGTTTCCGTCAAGGGTTCAACAGGTTGCCAACAAATTCGTAACGTGTCAGGAAATGCGGTAATATTATGATGTCAGGGCGATTTTACATAGACGGTAAAGATGCGTTCTCGGAATACGGTATTTACGTTCAGGAAGGGGGCTACAATGAACTTGTGGCGTTCCCGCCTCTGAAAGCGGTCACAAGCAACGACTGGCAGGAAGAAGACGGAATAGAACCAGACCTTTCCGAACCGACTTTGAACACAAAAGAATTTTCTTTAAAGATTATTCTTTCAGGCAAAGACTATCGTTGGGGCGGGTTTATTGAATTATTATCAGACAAAGCCTATCACGACTTTGATTTCAGGGAGATCGGACGAACCCGCCGTGTTCGTCTTGTTTCAAACCCGAACACGGATTTGGCAATGCTTCTCGGCTTTATCACGATAAAACTTGCCGATGACTTCCCATTGGACGGGTACGCTTATAAAGAACCTGAAAGCACTGTTTCCGGGTCGGATAATTATGAACTTGACGGAAAGCCGTTTTCATATTATGGGGTTCGTGTGTTGGAGGGGACGCTTGACGAAATTGAAAAATCCCCAGATGTCAAGACCTGCCTCCTGCGTAATATCAAAAAGCTGAACGGGGCTTTATATGACGGAGAGAAAGTGACCTATAAAGCAAAGGACGTAAAGATAAACTGCCTTATGAAAGCCGCCAGTTTAACCGAATTGTGGCGCAATTATGATGCGTTGCTTTATAACCTTGTGCAACCTGAACAACGAATGCTATACTCTGATGAAACAGGCTATGAATACCCCTGCCATTATAAAAGTTGTTCCGTGTCTGAATTTTACGGTTCAGATAAAATATGGCTCAAATTTACCATAACCCTGTGTTTCATATCATTCAGGCTTGAAGACGATGAATTTGTCCTTGCGACAGAAACACGGGATTTGGTTGTGACAGAAGACGGGGAGTTTGCGATTGACTTACGAAAAATAATATGAAATTATGGGATTGAAAAGAATTAAAATCAGCGAATTAACCCTTTCCGATAATCTGAAAGGATTATACACAATCGGCGTTAAGCTGATAAACGGGGTTCAAACGAGCGTCAAGGTAAGTTTGGAACACATTCAGACCGCCTATGAAAATGCAGTAGCTGCGGCAAAAAAAGCTGAGACAGCCGCCAATAGTGCGAACACCGCAGCGGGTTCTGCCAATAGTGCGGCTTCATCTGCAAATAATGCGGCTACAAAAGCAAATACGGCGGCGGGGAACGCTGATAAGGCAACCACAGCGGCTAACACCGCCACAACCAACGCAAATAATGCGGCTTCAAAGGCTAATACCGCCGCTTCCAATGCTGACAATGCCCGTGAAGATTTAGAAGAGATAAAGGAAGCCGCCGTGACCGCCACCAATTCAGCCAACAGTGCGGCTTCCTCTGCCAACAATGCAGCTACAAAGGCAAATACAGCAGCGGGGAACGCTAACACACAAGCAGACCGGGCAAAGGAACAAGCTGACAATCCCCCGAAAATGGGTGACAACGGTAATTGGTGGAAATGGGATGAAGCTCAGAAAAAGTATGTCGATACAGGTATTCTCGCAAAAGGCGGCGTACTGTACCCGACATTCAGCATAGACGATGATGACATGGTTCTATACATGGAATTTGAAGATGAAGTAAGCGACAAACTTATCAAGTTTGATGAACAGACGGGAGAACTTTATTTGAATGTTGGATAATTTAAAGTTACACGAATATGACAAAGATACCTTTAGGAAAAGTGGCGTTCACAGACGCAGGTTCTTATAACGCCGAAAAGACTTACAAGCGGTTTGACTTTATTGACACGGAAGATAGTTCCTATTTGTCATTACAAAACAATAACAAAGGACACGCCGTCACTGAAACCGCTTGGTGGAAATGCCTTGCACGAGGCACAAAAGCCACAGAAGCCGCAAAAAAAGCCAACGATGCGGCAGCATTGGCAAACGAAAAAGCTGTGGCAGCAGACACAGCGGCTGGACGTGTAAACGCCGCCATAACACAAGCCAATACCGCTGCCGCAAACGCCCAACAACAAGCGACAGCAGCAGGGGAAACGACAACAGCCGCTTTGGAGAAGTTGGTTGACATGAACGCCGCCCTCGCACGTTTGGAAGAATTGGAACAGACAATCACGGCTAAAGACCGTAAACAGCCCACAGGAATGACGTTAGAGTTTCCGAAGAAAATAACCAAAGGGAACAAAGACATTCAGAGAATAAAAGCAACCCTATCCCCGGCAGGAACGGGAAATAATGTTCTTTTCCTGGGTGATGACAAGGCGGTTTCCGTTGCTCCTGATGGCTTTCTGACCGTGAACGGTATAGGTACAAGCAAGATACACGTCATACCGACAGAAAACACGGGCATTTATCGAACTATTGATATTGAGGTTGTCCCCCAATCTGTCAGACTTTGTACAAAATCAACTTTGCGCCTGACTGCAAACGGAAAATTCAGGTTCAACTAAAATAAATTATTTAACACATAAAACATTTATCATTATGGCACTATCAGCAGATGAAGAAAACAAAGTAAGAGAAATCATTGAAGCGTTCACAAACGGAAAACGATTGAGTGATCTGCCTGACGTTTCAGGCAACAACCCGTTCAGTCTGTTATGCGAAGTATTAGAGGACGGGGAAAGCAAAAAAGCGACTCTCGCAGCCATACTGCCCAACATGGAAGAAAACTGTATGTACGGTATTGAATATGATATCACGGTATCATCCCCTGATGTTACCCGTATCGGGAATATGTCGCTTCACAAATCCCTGCCCATCCAAAACCGTATGAAAGGCTGTCTTCTTGATGACAACGGCAACGTGGTTGAATATCTCAACCCATCGAATTGGACGGGTCAGACCCGTGACGGCTCACGTGGTCAGGTCATGGTAGAGCTACCCATGTATTACCGCAAATTTGAAACAGACGGGAATAAACGCAGAGTTAAACTGTCAGAATATCCCCTACCCGGTTATCATCAAGTCAAAAGAAAATATGTCTCTGCCTATGAAGCAACTGTACAACGGTCAACAACAAAACTTTGTTCAGTTGTGAATAACAGCGCAGATTACAGAGGCGGGAACAACAACGCTGATTGGGATGCAACCTATCGTACTTTACTTGGCAGACCCGCAACACAAATTTCACGTACCAATTTCCGCAACTATGCCCGGAAACGCAACACGTCAACCAAAGAATGGAATTGTATGACGTATGACGTTCAGAAAGACCTATTTTGGCTCTTTGCCGTTGAATACGCCACACTCAACTCACAAAAGGCGTACAACGCCGCAAAAGACAGCAACGGCTACGCACAAGGTGGTCTCGGAGACGGGGTTACAACACTTGATTGGAGTAAGTGGAGTAACTTCAACGGGAACTATCCGTTTGTGCCATGTGGTTATACGGATGAACTCGGAAACGGAACGGGCGAAAAAGAATATACCATGCCCACTGAATATGACGCTTCTTCAAAGAAAGTCAAAGTGTGCCGTTATCGTGGTATTGAAAATCCTTTCGGGCATATCTGGCAATGGACGGATGGTATCAACATTCAAATACAGTCAGCTGCCGTAGGAGGGTTGAGCAAAGTTTTCGTTACTGATGCCCCCGAAAAGTTCAATGACAGTAACTATACAGGCTATTCCCATGTTGGAAATGAAGCCCGCACAGAGGCATACGTAAAAACTGTAATCTTTGGTAACGGAGGCGAAATAATTCCTGACGTGGTAGGCGGCGGTTCTACGACCTTCTTCTGTGACTATCATTATACCAACATACCAAGTTCAGGCGAAGTGTTACGTGGTGTCCTGTTCGGCGGTGACGCGATTAACGGTGCGGGTGCGGGTCTCGTTTGTGCGCATTCGGCTGACGCCCCCTCGGCTGCGAATGCGGGTGTCGGTTCTCGCCTTTGCTTTATCCCCACGCCAGCGTAACACGCTTTGAGTGATAACCTTTTCCCTGCCTCTTTGTGGGGCAGGGACCAAATAATAACAGTATAAAACAATGATTGAAGAAATGAACAACATTCAAAAAGAAGATGACGGAAGCCTCGCTTTCCTGAATATCCCAAGAGACGAAAACAGCAGAAGTTTCAATTGCGATGAAACAACACAATCAAAACTTGTGAACACATCTTTTTGGGTTGTTGACTTTATTGAAGAAGTCCCCACAAGATTCAGCAAGGCTAAAGGTGTCAAAGGTCAGACGCTTGTAAAAATCAAGCCATCAAAAGACAGTCCGGAATCAGATGCCAAGAAATTTTTCACGGGTTCATCCGACATTCTTTATGTCTTGAAGAAAATCAAGGAAATGAATAAGTTCCCCCGAAAGGTCACTTTGAGGGGTAACGGTAACAGATATTATTTTGAATAAGAAAACAATGAGATAACAATATAAAAGGTGGGTCATTCTTGTGGTGTCCTGTTCAGCGGTAACGCGAATAACAGTGCGAATGCAGGTCTCGTTTATGCGAATTCGAATAACACCCCCTCGAATACGAATGCGAATATCGGTTCTCACCTATGCTTTAAAATTGGTTTTGACAATATGAAACAATATAAAAGAATGACAGCCTTGCCACTTGGCAAAAGATTTCAAGCAAACCTCCTAAAAGTGTTGGTAGGAACGCCTGTTGTATGGGCTACCGAAGACTCTGAATAAGAAAAGCAAAGCAAAAAGATGAAAAGAATAGGTAATTTATATCATAAAGTAATCTCCGTGGAAAATTTGCGTGAAGCTGACGAAAAAGCACGCAAAGGAAAAACAAACACATACGGAGTTAAAGTTCACGACAAAAATCGTGAAGCGAATATTCTTGCTCTTCATGAAACCTTGCTGACAAAGACGTTCAAAACCTCCCCTTATGATGTCTTCACGATTTTTGAACCCAAGGAGAGGCTTATTTTCCGTCTTCCGTACTATCCTGACAGAATAGTACATCATGCCGTCATGAATGTTCTTGAACCGATTTGGGTCAGGACTTTCACGCACAATACTTTTTCATGTGTCAAGGGACGTGGGATAGAGGGGTGCGCCCGGCATATAGATAAAATCATTGAGAAGTACAAAGGCAAGCCATTATACTGTCTTAAAATTGATATAACCAAATATTATCCCTCCATTAACCATGAAGTCTTAAAAAAAATTGTACGCCGGAAGATAAAAGACAAAGACCTACTGTGGCTTCTTGATGAAATTATTGACAGCGCAGAGGGGCTTCCCATCGGGAACTATCTTTCACAATATCTCGCCAACCTGTTCTTGTGCTATTTCATGCACCGTGTGAACGAAGTATTGAAACTTGACGCAGCCGAATACGCTGATGACATCACGTTTTTCTCTTCATCAAAAGAACAACTGCGGGAAGCGTTCAAAGAGATAAGAAAAATGATTGAAGATGAACTAAAACTGAAAATCAAAGGAAACTATCAGATATTCCCAATAGCAGCCAACCGTTATGACAAACACGGGCGTGCGCTTGATTATGTCGGTTACAAGTTCTACCGTAATCAAAAACTTATCAGAAAGAGTATAAAGAAGAATTTCTGCCATACCGTTTCACGGCTAAACCGCCGTACCCCATTGCTTGACGCAAAGGCTTATAAACAAGCTGTTGCCCCGTGGCTCGGTTGGGCAAAACATAGTGATAGTAAACATTTATTAAAAACAATCATTAAACCGTGTTATTATGATAGCATTTTATGACAATCAGCCTGCCAAATTGGAGGCAGTCGGAAACGGAAGTTACGTTTACCGCTTCAACATTCAAACAGTAGAAAAACCCGCCATCGCTGAAACAAGTGAAACCGCAGTCATGGAGGAAGCCCCGGTTCAAGAACAATGGAAATGCGAAGAAGTGATCGTTTGGGCTCCGTTGTCCTCCAACAAAATAACTGAAACGGTTATCACTGAAAAGTGGGACAATAATCAAGAACAAAAACTTGTGAACGAATTCAACGCCGCCAACCTCGGTTTATACGGTGGAGCGAAGACAAGTGAAGAAGCGAAAGCGAAAATCGCCGCCTACAAGGACTATTTATCAACCCGTGCCACCTTGAAAGCACAGGTGGACGATGATTGCCTTGAATTAGGTATTTTGTAACCCTTAAAGACCTCTTCCCGTCACGAAAATCAAGTATGAAATATGACGGGAAGAATCTTTTTCCATAAAAGGGCTTTTTTAGCCCCGTATTGCGCCTTAAAAGTGATTACAATATAAACATACCATTTTAAGACGAAAGTTCAACCACGGGGAAATTCGGAAAAAATAACTCAACATTTAATGATATGATAATTTACAACAATATTGGCAATAAAATTCTTGAAATTGAGGTTGACGATAACAGTTACCGAAATAGGGCGATTATGGGAGACCATAGTTTGACTTTATATTATTCGCTCCCTGAACATATAGAAATACCTGTCGGCTCTTATTGTGAATTTCAGGGCGAAACGTTCACGCTCAAACGTCCGCAAAACTTCAAGATGAAACACAAAAGACTGTTTGAATACACAGTCCTATTTGACCCTCCCGAAGCAAACGCAAAAGTTTGGAAATTCAGAAACCCGGTTGACGGACGTTTGAAATTCCCGTTGACAGCAAAGCCACATGAACATCTTCAAATGTTTGTTGACAACATGAACCGCCGGGATAAAGGTTGGACGGTCGGCGAATGTATTGACGGTGTTGAAACCTTGATTGCCTATGACCATGATTTTTGTATTGACGCTCTAACCCGTATGGCTTCAACGTTCAAGACAGAATACGAGTTTGTGGGAAAACGTGTGTCGCTGCGTAAGATTGAATATAATAAGAGCAACCCCCTCCCGCTGTCTTACGGACGTGGCAACGGATTCAAATCAGGTGTCGGACGCTCAAATACAGGGGATAAACCGCCTACGGAGATTCTGTTTGTTCAAGGCGGTACGGACAATATAGACCCGTCAAAATACGGTTCTTCCGTGCTTCTTCTTCCAAAGAACCAAACGCTCGCTTATGACGGCGAACACTTTGAAGATGAAGACGGCTTTATTTCCAAGAACGCCCGCCGTTATGTCGTTGATGAAGCGAGGCTCTCAATACGCCGTGATGACAAACAACTGTCATCGCTCGCCGAAGATAGTCTTGACTGTTCTGAGATTTACCCGAAACGTGTCGGTACGGTCAACACGGTTGTAGTTGTTGATGAGAAAAACAACTTTTATGACATTGTTGACACGTCAATCCCATCTTCACTGAATTATGAAGAATGCTTGATAGAGGGGGAAACTATGACCGTTGTTTTTCAGACGGGTATGCTTGCCGGACGGGAGTTTGAGGTTAAATATTACCATAATGCCGTTAAAGGAAAGGCGGCACGCCGTTTTGAGATTGTTCCCGCAGACATAGACGGGCAAACTATGCCAAATACCACATTCGCCCCTAAATCGGGCGATAAGTATGCCGTATTCAAATGTATGCTTCCCACGGCTTATATTAGTGACAACGCCACGAAAACGGGCGCATCATGGGATATGTTCCGGGCGGCTGTAAAATACTTGTTTGATAATGAAGACCTAAAATTCACTTTTACGGGAGAACTTGACGGGATATGGTCGAAAAAAGATTGGGTAAACATCGGGGGGCGCATCAAACTCGGGGGATATATCCGTTTCTCTGACGATCAGTTTCAGAAAGACGGCGTTCTCGTGCGTATAACGGGTATAAAAGATTATATCAATAAACCGCACAGCCCCGTGATTGAACTTTCAAACACAACGGTAAGCGGCAGTGTTTCATCAACATTGAATGACCTGAAAAGTGAGGAAGTCATCGTTGATGACCTACATCGTGACGCTATTCAATTCACTAAAAGACGGTTTAGGGACGCAAAGGAAACAATCAGCATGTTGGAAGAAGCATTGCTCGACAATTTCACGAACTCAATCAACCCGATTGCCGTTCAAACGATGTCAATGCTTGTAGGCGATGAAAGTCTTCAATTCCGTTTTGTGAACTCAAAGACAACCCCCGTCCCGGTTACGCACAGAATTGTCTATGACAATGAGACGAAACAACTGACAGCAGCAGCGGGTATCATACAACACATGACCCTCGGTATCAATACGGTCAGTGCATCGCACAAGGTTTCGGAATATAAATTTTGGGATATGACAGCCTACACAAGCGCAGTGCTTGATGACGGTAAGAAGAAGTATTATTTGTATGCAAAAGTCTCAAAGACGGCACAAACAGGTGTTTTCATCCTGTCTGAAAACGCAATCAAATTAGAGGGTGTTTCAGGCTTCTATCATCTTCTTGTCGGTGTCCTGAACTCTGAATACAATGAAGAACGGAGTTTTGTCACTCTGTACGGTTTTACAGAAATCCTTCCGGGACGTATCACGACAGACAAGATTGTTTCCACAGACGGGAACACTTATTTTGATTTATTGAAAGGTATCATATCCGGGCAAATAAAGTTCAAATCAGGTTCATCGGGCTTATATGAACTTGATGAATGGGAAGCCGTTAACAGTTTGATAACTCAGGCTCAGAACACCGCCAACGCCGCCGTTGAGAGCGCAAAGAACGCCAATACCGCCGTTGGAAATTTAAACGACTATGTGGACGGTGCGTTCGCTGACGGCATTATTACGGAAGCGGAAGCGAAAGCGATTGAGAAGTACATCAACACAGTGAACAACACGAAAGCCGCCGTGGAAGCTGCGTATAACAAACTGTACACAAACGCCTATCTTACGGGAACGGCAAAAACCGGGCTTCTGAATGCCAAAGTTACGCTTATGGGCAGTATTGAGAACCTTATCAGCGCAATCAATTCCGCTATCGCCGATGGTAAAACCACCGTAACCGAAAAAAACAATGTTGACAGTAAATACGCCACTTTCAACAGTGCGTATGCAGACTTTAACACAGCCGTAGAAGCCGCCAATAAAGCTATTCAAGACACGCTGAAAGGATATTCCGATTCAGTTCTCAACACCGCCAACGCCGCCGTTGAGAGCGCAAAGAACGCCATAGCGAAAGACTTGGGATATACAAATTTCGCTGACTTGGAAAAAAAAGCCGCCGCTAATGAAACCATCATTGTAGGAGGTAAAATCAACACGACATTGATTAATGCTGAACTTATTGTCACAGCGGCTTTGCTTGCCAAATTGGTCAAAGTGACCGAACTTGTTGCGGAACACCTGACGGTTACCGGGAGCTCAAAAATAGCCGGGTTCAGCGTCAGCGGAAACGGGCTTACAAATACCCCGTTTAACAATGATGCGTATGTGATATTCCGTAATGACGCACATAAATGTTTTGCGGGTATTGGAGGAAACGTGCTGCCGACATCATCAGGATTGAGAGCCGTAGCAAGATTTGAGAATGAAGACACGTCCGATTGGTGGGGATTGAACAGGAACATAGCAACTTTGTTCTCCGCAAAAAACGGGCGTTATAACCATGCTTTTTTAGGAAGCGGAAACGGGAATTTGGACGGATGGATAGGAGGCTACAAATACAGCAAATATAATCTGACAAGTGCCAATACTATTTATAGTGGTTATTCAAATCTTAAAGATAATAACCGATGGGTAATTTATAGCAGCGTGGATAATTCAGGCATCACTCTGCCGAAACTTTCAGAGGTAAGGGACGCTCTTAGTATAGGAAGCAGCACTAAGTTCTGTGTGGAATTCACAATTATCGCAGACCTTGATTCAAAGACTTTTGATATATACGGAAGAAACAGCAAGAAAAGTAGTGACAACACCTATCCGTGGAACACGTCTGAATACCCCAATCTAGTACATTGGGACAACGACCATTGGGATAGTTTGGCAATGGGAGCAGGTGACAGTCTCACGGTGTTGCTTATATATGATTCAAGTAAAGGAGGCAGCAAAGGCGGTTATCCCCTGACCTATACAGCGAGAGTAATCAATAGACAGAATTAAAAGAGATTACAATTAAACAACTCTAAAAGTGATTACATTATAATCATTATGTATATATTTGCAAATAAAAATCAAAGACTTATGGAATATTTACCAGCTATTATCAGCGCAATAGGCACAATCATCGCCGCATGGTTTGCTTATAATCAGTACACGAAAAACAAGCTCACGGACTTAAAAATTGAGAAGTTCAGAAAAGATGAAGAAATCAAAAGCATTCGCCGTGCAGACAATTCATCTATCGTTTACGGGGAACTTTGGAACGTTCTTCATGAACTTGATGCGGATAGGGTTTATATCGTGCAACCGCATCCGTTAGGAAACGAAAGTTTACTTTCCATTTATTATGAGGTCAAAAGAAAGGGGGTTGAACCAATGAAGCCCCACATACAGAACCTGCATATCTCAGAGGTAGCGAAATTCAGTAGTGACCTTGTGAAGAACCTATTCATGTACGTGACTGATATAAATGAAGTCAATGACAAATACGCCAAATCACTTCTTTCAAGTTATGGATGTCAGGCGGCTATTATAAAAAGGCTCAATGACAACCGTCACGATTGGATTGGTAGCATATTCTGTGAGTTTACCCGCCCGATAAACATTCCTGAAAGTGAAGCTTGTAAAATCATGCACGAAGCGGCAATGAACATACAATATTTATTGCCCGAATATAGATAACATAAATAAAAGTAAAACTATGAAGATTTTAATCGACAACGGTCATGGGATTGACACGGCAGGCAAGCGTTCCCCTGACGGCTCTTTAAGAGAGTACAAATACGCAAGAGAAATCGCCGAAAGAATCGTGTCAGAGTTGAAGAAACAAAGATTTGACGCTGAACGTATCGTCATTGAAGAAACTGACATCAGCCTCCGGGAACGGTGTCAACGTGCGAATGCCATTTGTGACAAGTTAGGAACAAAGAACGTCATTCTTGTTTCTGTTCATTGCAACGCAGCCGGGAACGGTTCTCAATGGATGAACGCAAGAGGCTGGGAAGCATGGACGAGTGTCGGACAAACAAAGGCTGACACGCTTGCAGAACATCTTTACAAAGCCGCAGAAGAAACGGGGTTGAAGACCCGTAAGGATATGACGGACGGGGACGCTGACAAAGAGGGGCATTTATACATACTGAAACATACAAAATGCCCTGCTGTCTTAACTGAAAACCTGTTTCAAGACAACAGGGAAGACGTAGCGTTTCTTTTGTCAGAAACAGGCAAAGAAAACATTGTCCGGCTCCATGTCAAAGGTATCATCAACTACTTAAAGACAACGTGATATGAAACATCTTCCCCTACTCTTACTATTGACATTCATTATAGGCGGCTGTGCTTCAAGCCGCCTTTCAGAAAACGTTCATCAGCAGGACAGCGTACAAATCAAGGTTGAAACACGTATTGAATACGTTCCCGATACGGTCTATATTGAAATACCCGCACAGACAGCAGAAAGGGAAACTGCCGACAGCACTTCACACCTTGAAAATGATTACGCAACGTCTGACGCTCGGATAAACCCTGACGGCACACTGTTTCATAACTTGAAGACAAAGCCGCAGAAAAAGCCCGTAGAGTTTGAAAAGCCTGTTGAACACAAAGACAGCATTGTTTACAAGACAAAGACCGTGACAAAGGTAAGAACTGTAGAAGTTCCCCATGAACTTACTTGGTGGGAAAAGACACAGATTTACGGATTTTGGTTCATTCTTTTCATTCTTATGATAGTTTACAGGAAAAAGGTTTTTTATCTTGTAAAATGGTTTATATGATTATCTTATAAACAAATAAATCGGAAAAATAATCGGAAGTTTTGGGATTTTCACTACCTTTGAACCGACATAATTTTGAATATATAGCGTTTGCTATTGTTTTGAGGTCAAGAAAATCGCCAATTTTTATGCAGCCTTAAAAGCAATGGTGGATGCCTACGTATATCGTGGGCATTTCCCTTGTTAGGCTGCTGGTGTTTGGCGATACCTCTTGACCAATAAAGGAATGCCCACGTTTTTTTGTGTGTATCTGCGAACAACGGCAACCACTATCAAGATAACCGTTAAATAACAGATATATGGATTTCAAAGATTCAATAAAACAAATCTCAGAACGTATTGAGAACCTCAAAGCCAATCTTCCGACAGAAGAAGCGACAAAGACGGCTTTGATTATGCCATTCATCAACACGTTAGGATATGACGTGTTTAACCCGTTGGAGGTCTTGCCTGAAATGTGTTGTGACATTGGCATAAAGAAAGGCGAAAAGATTGACTATGCCATAATGAAGAATGGCGAGCCGATCATCCTTATTGAATGTAAACATTGGCAACAAGACTTGACATTGTACGACAACCAACTGATACGCTATTTTCATGTGTCAAAGGCAAAGTTCGGCGTCTTGACTAACGGGATAATATACCGCTTCTACACAGACCTTGAAGAACCCAACAAAATGGATGAAAAGCCATTCTTGGAGGTTAACATGCTCGACCTCAAAGATGCACAGATTGAGGAATTGAAGAAGTTTCACAAGTCATATTTTGATGTGGATATGATATTGAGTTCAGCAAGTGAACTAAAGTACATGGGAGAACTGAAAGCCGTTATCAGTAAAGAGTTTGCCACCCCGTCTTCTGATTTCGTGAGGTTCTTCGGGAAACAAGTCTATGATGGTGTATTTTCGCCCAAAGTTCTTGAACAATTTTCAACACTTGTAAAACGCACAATCAATAATTACATCAGTGATATTATCTCAGACAGGTTGAAAGCCGCCATAAAAGACGAAGAAAGTTCCGCTGAACAGGACACGCCCCCGGAGCAGAAACCGGAAAATGAAGAACAACCTGGAGACGGGCTTATAATCACATCAGAAGAAATGGAGGCGTTCTACATAGTTAAATCAATTTTAAGACGTGTATGTCCCGCCGAAAGAATAACCTACAAGCCCACGCAAACATATCTCGGTATATCAATAGACAACAATGTACGCCAAACTGTGTGCCGCCTTTATTACTTCAAACAATCAAGGAGAAACACGCTTTCTATTATTGGGGAGGACAAAAACGAGATAAATTATAGACTGGATTCAATAAATGACATTTATAACCATGCCGACACTTTGATTGAGGCGGCAAACAAATATTTATAACCATGAAGAAACTATTTTATCTATTCTGTTTGTTAAGTGTTATTTTATTTATCGGCTGTTCAAATGATGATGATGAACCCAAAGTAAAGAAGTTTTCTCCTGACGTTGAAAATGTACTGACATCAGTTCAAGGTACATTCTCAGGAGAAGAATATTTTTTGGGGCAATGGTTTCGTACGGACAAGTTAACATTCTCCCCCTTTGCTGCTCCCATTGAAAAGACAACATTCAAGGACGGCACAGTTGAAGTACATGGAACGGTTCACAGAGTTCAGAACAAAACTGTTGGCGGGAAAGTCATTGACGATTATTTCTTTTGTGTTGAACCGTTAAGAACTGCCATAGTTCTGTATGGTTACAACAGTGATAACAAAGAGTTGAACGAGAAGAAAGAAACACTTAGCTATAAAATTGAAAGCCATGATATAATCAAATTCAAAGATTACGGGCTTACAGATGATAATTGGATAGATTATTCAAGACAATAACAAGCAAAGCCGAATGGCGTTCTATGTGCCCCGATGATTCCAGTAATGATAATTTACACCGATAAAAGATTTAGGCGGCACATACAGAAAATTCGATGAAAATAACTTTCATATAGCAAGGCAGGGTGTTCACGGGTTACGGACACCCTGTTTTCGTGAAGTCATCTTCTTCCTTGCAGAGATAACGGGCGACTTTATGACACACGTCATTGGGAATAAACCAACCTTGATTAATGATTTTGCGGAGAGCAACAAAATCCGTATCTTTGAGACCTGAGAACAACACAAAGAAAATGTGCTTTTACAAATTTGTTGCTACTTTGTTGCTCTCACTCACGCACAAAGCATCAAAAACATTATAAATCAACAGATTACATCAAATAAAGAACATTTTGCATCGGAAACTCCGGAGGCTTTAACTAAAGGAATCGGCAAAGCCATGTTTGATGATTTATCTGTTGAAATAGCTCGTCATCTGCTTGTTACTGGAGCTAAATTGGTGTATGGAGGTGATCT